CATCGTTGGATGATATCTATCTATGGTAAACAACAAACTATCCCAAATTCCAAAGTTTACCTCGAGTTGGTACTTTGCTCCATCTCCCAATGTTGGAAAACTTTGCAGATGTATCTATCTTCGGGATCAACGGTTGATCTGTACCAACCTCAAGGTAAACTTTGGAATTCTCAACATCTTGATCTTTACGATAGATAGCTATTACGATGTTCTGAATCAACAGGAGATACAGATGTACCTTCAACGTTAAATGTTGAAGATAAGTCTCATCCCAATCTTTCCTTCGATTGGTACTAACGTACATCGATAAGATGTACAATGCTAAGTTCCCAAAGTTCGATGAACATCACAGTTACTCTCACTGAACTTTGGAGATTCAAGCAACTTGGATCTATCTTTGGCAAACATTGTACTCTTCTCTGAATACAATGTGTCTCGATTGTAAGCTACTAACATGTTTACATCTTTGGTGTATGGATCGCTAATTAGGAAGATGTTATCTTGACAAAATGCAAACTTTCTCAGAACTACATCGTGATGTTCTTTCCAAGTTTGGTTCTTCGGTTGAAGATCTACGATCCTTCGGTTGAAGATCTACGATCCTTCGGTTGATAGATACTACAAAATATCCAAATATCGTTCATCGAACCAACATCCAACAATGGTTATTCATGGTAAAAGTTGTAATCTTGAGAATTCCAAAGCTCTTCCTGGGTTCGTACTTTGGATGATCTTCGGTGAAGGTTCGTTGAACTCTAACAGAGGTTCGTTGAACTCTAACAGAGAAGAAGATAGCTCCGATAGATACAACATTCAACCATGATGGAAGAGAAGATCTTCGAACTTTCCTACATTGGAGATCGAATATTGGTTGTTGGTTGAAACGCAAACATTGTAGATCATCGTCTACAATGTTCTTTTTGGTGGAAGGTAAGCTCCAATCTTCCATTGAGTGCAACTTTGGAGTTCAACGAACATTGGAAAGAACAAAGTTTCCAATGTTTATCTACGATATTCATTGCAAGAGTTCAACAGGAAAGATACAAAGATACAACTTTTCGTTGTATCTTCTCACAGATAACATAGAAAAAGTTACAATGTTTGGATCTTTGGTGATGTAAATACCCAAGATAACTTCTAAATTGCTTCCAACTGCATTGTTCACCAATGCTGAATCTAAAAGATAGTTGGAAGTTCATTGGTTGATACTTTACATCGAGGTAGTCGATGGATGCTATCTTCGAACTCCGTCAAAGATAGTCAGGATATTCAAGAGTTTGGGTTGATATTCCCCAATAACCAACATTGTAGAATGTCATGATCTGCAATGTTTCTGCTTCTGTTAGAGTTCGTCTTCGATGTCTTCTACAGTAAAACCCAGATGGTATCCCATTGTTGCTTCTAACTTCAAGATGTACAAGAGAAGATCTTACTTCCACCATGAACAACTATTATTCGACGTTGTCCGATTAGCGTTTATTGGTGATGTTGCTAGTATTAGGTTCTCGATGAACAACTTCCAACAAGAGAACGTTGATCTTTGGTGATCTTCCCAAGATTCAAGCTAACGAGAACATCGAAGAATGTCATGATCTACAATGTTGTTCGCTGAAAGCATGAGTTGGTGCTCAAGATATCGATGAAGATAGAAGTTAAGAGTAGCAACATCGGATGATCCAAAGATAGTCTCGAAGAACATTGTACATCTTGTTAGTGTACAATGTAGATTAGCAAAGATCCAGATATCCCTTGCATGAAACATAGGTCGATCTCTGTTACTTGGGAAGACATTGTACATCCTGTGATGATGTACAATGTAATTAGATGGCTGTTATTGCTGAACATCAGGACACCAATGAGTATTACGCTTGTCAGCAAACTTCGCAACTTCAACCTTATTTCCGAAAGGATCGGTGGATCGATTGTAAACTTGTAAAGGGAAAGTTCCAGCATTGCCATGAGGATCCCAATAATCCTTGATAGTTAACCCATTGTAGCAATAAGCTTCGTAAATAGTCTGCATGGAAGTTAAGCGAAGATCCTCGATTTGCTCATCTGTCAAGGAAGATACTAGACGATCAGGACGAAGCTTGCATCGATAGAGAATCTCTGCTTTGAGATAATTTCCAATCCCAGAGAAGTGCTTCTGCTCCATGAGAAATGCACAAAGTTGCTTCTTGTTGCACTTTCGGGCTTTGGTTCTGTAGCTTTCTTCTGTGATAATATACTTCGGATTACACCAATTGGTACCTTGATAGATATCAATGGCATTTGCTAAAAGATCAGGACCTATTTCCTTGAGAGCAGCATCCAAATCTTGTTTAGTAAGAAGCACAGATAGATTGCCAAACTTCAAAGCATCGATAAAGTACAACTTCTCACCCGTATCAAGTGTAAATGTCAGATGAATGTTGTTTTCAGGTGTCCATGACCATCTTCCGGTAAGACCAAGCGTGGAAGTAAGATAACATCCATTCAGGAGCCATATTATCTTCTTTCCATGACATGTTACTCCATGAACATACATTGGTAGTGTAATGGCATCAAGGTTTGCAATAGATTTACATGTCGATGAGAGATCTATCTTGACAATGTGCTTTCCAGCAACGGATTGATGAAGCGATGTGGTAATTAAACGAACTTCTGGTCCTTCAGGCATTGTCGATTATCCTTTAATCCCATTGCTTGCTATATCATATTCCTGACATTATCAGGAATATCATGTTAAGATGCGAATCTACATCTCTTCTTCTTCTCCGCCAATGACGTTTGCACCAACGTTTGGTAAGAGACCTGGAACTCTTCTCATTGTACTTTGAGTTACTCCTTGAATATTTGGTAAAGGAGATACACCTCTTACTCTTGGTGATCCTCCGCCAGATCCAATGCTGCCTGTTGGAGAGCTTCTGCCTGAGCTTACGCTTCTGGTAGGAGAAGCTGATCTTTGAGTCATAGGTTGGATCACTGGTGGAAGTGGACCCTGAGCAGCAGCTGGAGATGTTTGTCTTCTTCTTCTAGCTGCTCCTGTCTTTGGAGGAGCATTTGCTTGCTTCTCCGCTTGAGCAACAGCCTTCAAGCAATCAAGAGTCTCCTTAACTGCTCTGTATTCTGCTTCAAGCTGTATCTTGTATTCTGCGCTGTCGATCTCGGATCTTCTAGCATCTGACAATGTCTTCTTATCTAATGTGTTCTTGCTGATGATTCTTGGGAAATCATAGAACAACATCTGATCAGGAGAGAATGCTGGATATGCGATGGTCTCACCAGTCTTAGATGCTAATCCTTCTTCAACGTCTCTCTTATCTGCTCTCTTGGTTCTTGGCTTACCTCGCAAGTTCTCTTGGGTTAGATCGTTAAATGTACCCTGGAGGAACTGTCTCATCTCTTGGGATGCACTATAGACAGTTGGTCTATCTGGATATTGCATATTCTGGTAACGAGCATAGACGCTGAACAAGATCGGTAACATTCTACCACCATAGACACCTTCATTCAGCAACAATGGTAACTTATCTCTAAGTTCTCCATTTTGTACACAAGCGCCGTTGATGATAGTATAAGCTGGACCAAAATCGGCATTAACGAAGAAGTTCAACAATTCGCTGTCTTCCTTCAACAATGAAGCTGGACCAACACCAGGCTTAGATGCTCTCTTCTTCTTCTTGGTTGCCTGTGTGAAGATCTTGTTCAAGCTGTTGAGCTTGCTGATATATTGGGAACGCAAGGTTGTGAGTTGCTTTCTACCAATATAGATCTGTCTTCCATTGGCGTCAACAGCTGGATAACTCTCAGAAGGTCCGAGAACTGCTACCAACTTTGCTAGATCAACGAGATTCTTTGCATCTGTCTTGAGTTCGTCGACAAATGCTTTGAATTGCTTTGTATCGAATGATCCTTCTGCTACAGTGGTGCTGGTTGCTGGAGATTGTTCGGTATTCATGTTTTTGGTTCCGGGAAGATTATTTTAGGAGTTTCTTCACTTCATCTTTCTTTCTTTTTCAAAAGAACCACTTTCCACATCGATCTCTCGAAAAAATTTCAACGACCATACATTGCTCTGGTGAATTTCAGACCAATGCAACGAACGAAAGAACAGACAAACCAACCAAAGAAGCATCTATCCAACATCTTAACGAGTTAAAGCTCATAACACAAAATGGCTGATCCAAATACCATTCTCACCGCAGATTTCGATAGAACAACAGAACTTCAAGAAGAACTTCATGGATCTTCCAAGTCTCAAGTTGACCAAAATGGAGAGATCCCTGTAGATTCATGCTTCCAGATCTTTCCAATGCATCGTACAAGATGTCCGCAAATTCCTGTTGTGCTTGAACCAAAGCCAAGTGGAAATTTCCAAGTGTACGAGATCGACAACAGCATCCACTTCGTAAACAACCTTACTGTTCATCAACAACTTCCAGAAGTTGCAGTCGCTGATGATTATAAAGGTAGAGTCGAAATATGTTGGTGTATGAATCCTGGTCTCAACGTTATCGAATATATGGATGTACAGACAGATGAGAGAACCATTCAGAGCTTCGATTCCCATTCGTTGAATCTTTACTATCGAAGATATCTTCCTGCTGATTGGAACGAGGATCATGTTGACATGACTATTGGAAATGTGCCATTTCTTGTTGAATGGACAGACCATCTTCCAAGCTTTCCTCTTGAAGTTTGGCAGCCATGGTTCTATTCTAGCCATCGCTTAGCAGCATTTCCAATGTTCAAGTGTAAAGAGAGCAAGATCAAGCACAGATATAGATACAGAACAAAGGTTGCATCGATGCTTCGAATGCGTATTCGAAAGTCGGAAAAGGACAATTGGGTAGAGATTGCACCTCGAATGAAGTATATTCAAGGTAAATCGCAGAATCTTCCAGATCCAGTCATGAGAGCTTTCTACTCCAAAGCATCAGCCATCGAAATCAAGCAACTCTTAGATTACAAAGATCCAATGTATGTTCACCAGCTATTTGCAATCGACTCGTCTGATCCAATTCCAGAAGGAACATCCAAGGATTTCGATATTAACTGCTCTGAACCTTGTCTTGCTATCCACTATATGGCTGAGAACATCGAAGCGTTGAAGAACAACAACTTGTCCAACTATACTACCAATGCTTCCGATATTAACAATGGTTGGAATCCAATAAAGTCAGCCAAAGTACCCAATGGAAACCTTGAGAGAATTCCTGAACTTCCATCACACTACACAGATCGTGTTGTTCCAATGTTGTTCTTTAACATGAAGATCAACCAGCCAGGATATAACTCTATTTGCTTCAGCCATGATGCGGTTGATCCAACCACCATTAACACCACAACTATTCTCACAGATAAGATGAAGCTTTCTCTGAAACTTGGCAGTACAGACCCATTCTCGGACATCCAAGATTCCGAGAAAGAACTTGAGCTTGACGAGTTAGATGTTGATTCTCTGAAAAGATCAACCATCATCGACAACAAACAATACTATGTGCATATTCGTCTTCATCTGGTTAGAAAGATCCTCTTTACCGACGATGGTAAGTGTGTTGTTGTTACCGAATAATTACCCATCTACCATATGTATGTTGAAACATACATATGCTATCTTTTGTTGAAGGCTATCGTTTGCTAATCTAACACCCAACAAGAGAATATCCAAAGCAATCAAAAGCATGATCTTCGAACTTCTTCTGGCGTTAGGGCTCTTTTACGGTGCATTAAACATCCCAACTACCAAAACGATATCTCCTGAACTTCCACCACAGGTTCAGCAATCGCTGAGTGATATTCAAGAAACCTACCATCTTGTTCTTACCAAGCTTAACGAGCAATATCCAAATGCAACACCAAGAGAAACCAGGATTCGAGTATTTCCAACAAAGTCAGTGTCAAGGATTGTAAACAAGAGCCAAATCTATCTTTGTGTTCAACGTCCAAATGGAGAACTTTACGATCGTAATACCATAACTCGAGCTGCTATTCATGAACTTGCCCATCTTCTATGTGGAGATGAGAACCACACTCCTTCCTTCTACATCCTTGAAGAAGAACTTCTGTCGATAGCTCAACGGTTGGGAAGATACAACCCAAGAATGGAAGTTGCCACAGATTATCCTTGTATCTATTGAGAATATCTAACAAATTGGACACATTATAGAAAGAGAACCTGTAATGTATCGTAAGAAGACACCAAAATCTCAGCAAGCAAAGACCGAACCTTACACTGTCTTCAACCCTCATACTAAAGACACATCTACCAGAGATTGGACCAACGAATCGATACTTTATGTTGTAAGTATCGATCCTGGAAGGAAGAACTTTGCAATACGTGTTGAAACAAGACATATCTACAAGAAGATACCAATCATCCCAAGATTATTTGCAAAGATCGACTTTCAAGATGCTCAAGATAAAGATCCAATCGAATGGAAGCTATTTGGCAAACTTACTGCATTCCTTGACCAACATCGTGAACTCTTCAAGAAATCCCATATCGTCGTTGTTGAGAAGCAACTTCCAGAGAACTACAAAGCGGTTCGTGTATCTCAACATGTACTTACATACTTCATGTGTTTATTGCAAGATCTTCCACAACTTCCTCTGATCATGGAGGTTGATTCTAAGCTCAAAGGCAAGATGCTTGGATGTCCAAAATATTGCGATGTTAAGCAATGGTCGATAGAGAAAGCTCATGAGATCTTAACTCTTAGACAAGATACTTTCTCTCTTCGTTCTTTAGCAGAGAATACAAAGAAAGCCGATGATCTTAGCGATACTATCACTCAGATCGAAGCTCTTTTCCTGAAATTTCAGTGGTTGACTACTTATGATCTCTATGGGCAATAGAGATGTACTTACCAATCGCAAGATAAGATGTATCTTGCGATTTACTTCGATCGAAATCAGCAGACAAATCGCAAGTTAGTATCCAACTTGCGATTTTATTCGAATGTAAAAGCATTCTTTGCGAAGAAAAAGAATGGAGAACCCAAGTCCAATCCCTTTAACTCAACCTCCGATTCTTACTCGACCATTATCACCTCGTGATAATACAGCTATTACTGTGAATGGGAGACCTCTTGTAAGACAGAATCTTCGACCAATTGCTGTTCAACGAGAAACTATCCGTCCTGCATCTCCAATTGTAAGTTTGTCTGACTCTCCACCTCCTTTGCTTGGTGTTCGAACTCCCAACCAACAAAGATCCGATTCTCCACAGATTCAACAGCTTACTCCTAATGGGAATAACGTTTCTACTCCTGTTGTTTATGTTGTTCCTAATCAGCAGTTGACTAACTCTCCTATTCCTGGTTATCGTGTTGTTAATCAACAACCAACAACAGCTACACAAAGTCCAGCGTTAGTTACATCTAATCCAGCAAGATCTCCACAAGTTGTTCAGCAATCTACTCAGCAAGTTGTATCTTCACCCGTTGTTCGCAGTCCATCTGTTGTTAATCAGCAGATAGGTATTGTTCAGAGTCCAACAACGATTACCAACCAGCCAACAAGATCTCCACAAGTTATTCAACAAGTTGTATCTTCACCAGGGATCGTATCTGTATCTCGGTCTCCTTTGTTAGTTCAACATGTACCAAATGTAACTTCTCCACAGATGCAATCTCCACAGATCGCTTACCAACCTGTTGTTCGGCAAGTTGTATCTCCTCAACCTACTTATTATGTTCAGCAACCAACTACAATGGTTGCATCGAATCCAACAATGGTTGCTCAAGGACCAACAATGGTTCAACAACAGATGTTATCACCCCATGTTGTTCAACAACCAATAGCACAACCAGTAGTATACATGGTAAGAGAATTTCCACAAGTAGTAGATCCAAGACCAGTATATCAGCAACAGCCAATACCTCAAGCACAACCAATACAACCAAATTACGAACAGATGTCAATAGCACAACAAGCAGCATATCGAGATAGTCTAGCAAACAAGTACGATATCTTGAGAAGATCGTACCCAACGATCCAATTTCGAGACGTTGACATGAATCTTCCACTAGAAACCCTTGATACGATATATGCAAATCGAAGAAAACACGTTGCAACATGTTGTGGAGCAGAGAAGTACAAACGTTTCTTAGAAGCAGGATTCGGACTTATCGAATGGGTAGCAAAGTGGTTCGGATTTGCATGTGATGGATATGCAGCTTGCCAAATTCGACATATCGAACAATACCAATACATGTTGTATGAGATGAGCGAAAGAAACTCGACATCTGGTCCATCTCAATGGATGCCTGAGATTCGTATCCTGATATTAGCTCTTATTAACGCTCTTGTATTTATTGCCATTCGAAACTTTGGCGCTATTGGTGAAGTTGTTGGAACACAGATTGGAAATGCTGCTTCTGGATATCTGGGTGGTAATCCTCCTTCCCAAACAGACGAACTTCCGCAACAAGATCAGGGAAATCCTCTCGGTAATTTGCTTGGTGGTGCTCTTCCTGGACCTCTTGGTAATTTGCTTGGTATGTTCATGGGTGGTAATCAACAGGCTGCTGCTCCTGCTTCTCGTGTTCCTGTTTACGATGAATAACTTCATCCATCTAGATAATCGTGAGTAAATCACGATTATCTGTAACTTACATTCAGAGTGTATCTTTGTTGTTTGGTATCTCTTCTGGTCCAACTTACATTCTATCTTTGGATGACATCTTTGCTTCTAACATAGATCCTGTTGGACATCTCTATCTTTGCAACAAAGATGCTACTCAAGGATGGTTCCAAAACAAGATATCTGTGATGTATTCCAAAGTTGGAACTTAAGTTCACCAACATTCAACAAAGTTCATGACAACTTCCAACTTTGGGATAGATCCAAATGTCGTACTTTCAGGAGCAAAGAAGGTATCAACATCGATCTTCACAACGAATATATCTATGTTGGAAGCTTCATCGCAAAGAGAGACACGATCTGTGAAGTTTATCTTTGTTAGTTTAACGAAGTCCAAGTTAGATACAAACAACAGAGATAATCATGAACATCTCATGCTTATCTTTCGAACAGAGAACGTTCTTTGGTTGAACTTTGCGAGATCTACATTACAAGTATCTTTGCTGATCTTCTGTTACAACGAAGATAAAGTTGCTCTCTATCTTCCAATGCTAGAACTACATTCAAGAGAACAACAGAGATACTATCGATGTTAACTTCTTCCAACTTTGCAGAGATAATCATGAGATGTTCATGCTTATCTTGTTTAACTTTGGTTCAACGATGTTTACATTCGAAGTTACAATTCAAGGGTAGATCATAACTATCTTTGTCGTGGCAGAAGTCCAACAAAGATAGTTACGATCTACCCCATGACAGGGTCTTCCAACTTTCAACCAAAGAACGTTGTTTGTTCGAAAGATAATCATGAGATGTTCATGCTTATCTCTGTGAAGTTGGAAGTAACTTTATCCTCGTTGTAACAGAAGATCAACAACAAAGATAGATATGGTATCTATCAAAGTTAGATATTAAGCATCCGAAGTTAAACAAGATAAGCATGAACATCTCATGATTATCTCTGTGCAATTGGATGAGCTTCGATGATGGCATTGGAAGATGGAGAGCATCTTTGTTCGCCGTAAAGATCGTATCTTTCAACAAGATATCGTTCGAAGTTAAACAAGATAAGCATGAGATGTCCATGATTATCTTTGGTGAAGTTAGTTAAAGTTCCAAGTTTAACATCGTTAACATGTTGTAACTCCAACATTGGAAGCATCTTTATCTTTGTTGTACTTCGATGAAGATACTTTCTATCTTCGTTTGTAGCAAAGATCGTCGCTGTTCTCTGATCCAAAGATAGATTAACATTGGTTATTCACGAGTATCTTTGCTTCTAACACTTAGATAAGATGACAGAAGCTATCATTGGATAAACTTTGCCAGATCGAAGTTTGGAGCTTCGTTGAAATACAACATCCAACATTAGAACAGAAGATAGATCCGAACTTGCAAGTTAACATTGTGTAATGTTGGAAGTTGGAAGTTGTATTTCATCGGAGCTCCAAACTTCCACCTCAAGGATAACTTCTAACGACTGTTGAGAAACAAAGATACTCATGAGTATCCAATGTTAGTCGATCTTTGTACAACGTTTAACTTGCAAGTTTGGATCTTCACCGAAGTACGATAAAGATGCTATGTTCCAATGTTGGATGTTTATTTCAACGAAGTTCTAAACTTCGTTCTAGTAAAGATACTCGTGAATACATCACAGGTATCTTCCAAACAACCAATATTAATCTATCTTTGCATTGAAGAACAACAAAGATAGATACGATCTTTCTCATGAATCTTTGCTACAAATCAAGATACTTTGTATCTTCATCGAAGTACAACAGAGATAAAGATGCTATCTATCACAAGTTAGGTTGTATTTCGATGAAGATCACTGGTATCTTTGCAAACAACATGTTATCGATGTTAAACTTGGTATCAAGAGATGAACTCTGAGTCTATCTTGGAGTTAGAAGATACGGGAGATATTCATGACGGTCATGAATATCTTGATGGGTTGATGGGTTGTTAGATCTACAGATAATGTTTACGATTACGAAGACAAGAATCACGAATATAATTAGGAACATCGGATCGAGATAGCAAGTTATCGATAAGCATTCTACCTTGTTCTTTGTTATTAACATAATACGAAGTTATGGAGAGTTCGTAATCGACAAGATAGTCATGGATAGATTGCTCAACAAACAGGAGATCGGAACTTGGAGGGGTGTTCTTGATTTGCATTCCAAACATGTAAGAAAGATGGTTCTTACCTTGTTTTCTACACATTGCACAAGCAGCATACAAAGCTTCGACTCTTGAAGGACGATGATTCCAAGCTTCGAGGTAAGAAGCAAGTGCAAGTTGATGTTCTCCTAGGCATTCATAGCAAGTTCCAATGCGATATTTGGCATAGTAAACTTCCTCATCCCATCCTCCACCTTGTGCTCGATTGCTGTACCATTCGATGGCTTCTTCGTACTTTTGCATATTTCTCAGAGTTTCTCCAAGATAGAACATGTATCTTACTCTGAGATCTTGCGGTGTGTTCTTATCTTTAATACCTGCTTTGAGTAATCTTCGATCTCGTGTAAACTTATCTGCCTTACATCCACCATCTCCTCTGTCGTCTATCCACAAAGAATGGAGCTTGGTTCTTTCTGTTTGTGCCTCTGATTCCCAATATTCATGAGTAACACCAACACAACGCCATGTGTATTTTGTTGATATCAAGCGTGTATTCCAATATCGTAATCCTCCATGTCTTTGCTCGAAAAGATAGCTATCTTCCACAAGATGTTGCTTATCAGAGATGAAATCGGGTTCAACTACCAAACAGAAATCAGCATCTATCAACAGGAGATAATCTGCATCTGGAAATGTTTCTTTGGCAAGTTCTACCGATCTTGTTCTACTTACACCAAAGTTTACGAACTTCTCGCTGTGGACTTTACCGACGATGTTGTTTGAATGACACCAACTTTCGATAACTTGTGGTGTATTATCGTCTGAACCCGTATCTAAGATTGATACGTAATCAACAACATCTCGACATCGATCCAAGCATCGTTCGATGATTTTAGATTCGTTCTTTACAATCATGCATACTGTGATCTTGACCATTTTCCATTGGAGGATGATAAGTCTTTGATATTTTTACACTCGAAATCACAGCAGATGCTTCTGCTGTGATCTTTAAAAACTACAAATGTCGTGCATCGATGAACTTCGTAATATGCTTTCTCAACCAGAGTTTGACCAATCGTCTGTTGAACAACTATCGGTTGACCAGACACAAGAGACAACCGATGATTTGTTAAACTTTTCACAAACTCTCACATACATCGATGAACCAGCATTCGAATCTTGGTGCATGATTCCAATTTACAAGCAATCAGCCATTGAATCGACATTGGTATGGCAAATTGGATTCGATGGACAGGAACTTGTTATCGTTCACGGACACGTTCATGGAGTTAAACAAAGAAAGACAAGAGCGATAACAACGAATAGTTCAGGAAGAACACTTCAACAACAAGCGTGGTTAGAAGCAAAGAATCGGTACAAGAAGATGTACAACAAAGGATACAAACCTCTTCAAGACGATGCTCCTATTGCTCTCAGCAATCCAACACCAATGCTAGCAAATCCATACACAGAAAGAAAAGCTGGAAAGAGACCTTTGGTAATATCTCCAAAGCTCGATGGAGTAAGATGTTTAGCTAATATGCATGAAGGAGAAGTTGCTCTTCGATCTCGTGAAAATCGTCCATGGATGTGGTTAGAACATGTTAGAGAACAACTCAAGCAGCTATTCTTCTATCTTCCTCAGGGTGTTCATCTTGACTCTGAACTCTATTCTCATGATATGGGATTTAACGAGCTAATCTCTGCTGTACGTACAACAAAGACCAAACATCCAAGAAACAAAGATGTCAAGTGTTTTATCTTTGATATTATCGTTCCTTCCGATCCCAACATGCCTTACGAAGATAGATACAATCTACTTGTTCGAGCAGTCACCAAATATATGGAAGAAGGACATCCATACACAGAATTTTGCCTTCTTGAATGCTATCCAGTGTCAGGAGAACAGGAAATTATGCAATATCACGACTATTTTGTCTCTACCGGATTCGAAGGAGCAATGGTAAGAAAGCTTGCTGGACCAAATCCATCAACAAAAGATCTCAAGGAAGCAGCATATCGAAGTACAAGATGCTCGAATATTCTCAAAGTTAAGAAGTTTACAGATGAAGAAGGAGTTATTCAAGCAGTGATCGACGGTGAAGGTACAGAGAAAGGTTTGGCGATCTTCACCGTTCAAGATAAGAGAGGCAATGTTATCCCAATTCGTCCTCGTGGATCTTTCCAACAAAGACAACTTTGGTATGAGAATCCGCATCTTTGCATTGGTAAGCAATACACTTACCGATACTTTGAACTTACCGAATATGGTGTCCCTCGCTTTCCAGTCGGAATTGCTATTCGAGACTATGAATAACCAACCAACGATGAATCTTCCCATCCATAACTTTCGATCTTCTGGTCGGAAGTTATTTTTAAAACCCTCAACACATCGCTGAAGATCAACAAGATAGTTGCGGAAAAACATCGAAATTTTTTCGATAATAGCAGAAATGGCAACCATCTACACCGAACAACCAATTTCTGCTCTCGCTCCAGAAAACATCCAACTCGAAGGTATTAAGGTAACTAAGAAGCAAAATCTTGGTAATCTGTTACTTTGGTTCATTGGTATTGCTGTGATCGTATATATCATCCTGGCAATTACTAAACCAACTTGGGTCCAACAAAAGGACCTTGCTGGACTTCCAAATGGAACCTTGAATCAAGGAACAACAATCATCATCTCGATTGTTGTAGCTATCATCATTGTCGGTTTGATCTACTTGTTGAATAGAGGTTAATTACGCTTCCAAACGCAGTAGATAACCAAATAATTATCGATCTTGTGGTCGATAATTATCTATCATGGTCGAACTTTGTATCTTTTGGAGTAGATTCCAAGTTCGTTGATCCAAACTTCGTTCATTGGAGAAAATTTAGTATTTCTCAAAGTTTAGACAGAAATTTCCTGTTGAACAAAAAGCGAATGTCGTGTAGAAGAGGACCTCATCGTAGACAGACCAAAGTTAAAATTACCCCTGTTTCATCTCAAGATTCAGACGAGCTTGTTGCAAAGGGTAGAAGTTCAAGCTCAAGCTCTCATGCTATCTCCCTTGATGGCATTCATCGAGTCTTGAGTGGTTTACGACCATACGCAAATACAAGAATCCGTGATTTGCCAAAGAAAGCACAAGAACTTCACAGACAAGCAGTTGCATATGTAAGTTTAATGCATGATGGTGACTACTATCCAGCATTCTCCGATGCTGTTCAACAGAAGTTTGGAGATATTCAAAGTGTTGAACCAGGAACGGTAGGAGCATACTTCATGGGATGTCTTGTTGACAATGTTCCTGAAGGTATTCCTCCAAGCTGTACTCCAAGCTGTATTGGATCAGCACCACCAGATCAAGCAAAAGATGGAAGTTGGTCTCCTTGTGAAAGACCTGTGATTCTTGCCACAAAGGTTAACGATAAGTACAACTTTAGTATCTTAAATACAATCATAGGTAGAGGAGATGCTATTGTGTACATCGATACTAACACATTCGATGGATTTACCGAAGAAGAGAAGAAATTCCTTCGTGATTCTGGCGTTGATACCGTTGTTGTTATTGGCTCTGAGCAAAACAAGCCTCTTCTTGGTGAAACTCCTTTGGCTGCTGTTCCTTTGAGACTTCCAAATGGAAGAATGGCTAATCTTCCATCTACCACAGCTACCAACTTGACAACTACAGCAGCTACCACTGGAGCAGTAGCAACAGCAGCAAGACAACAAGTAGGAAACAACATCTTATCAGGACTTACCAATTCAAACACAAGTGGAATTAGCTCAACCACAACATGGATAATTATTGCTGTTATCGTAATTATCCTTATCTTGTTGTTCTTGTGGTGGAATAAGTCATCCAAGACTACTGCTGTTGTTCCTGTATCTACTATTGCTCCACAATGCCAGTTGTAAGTACTTCCCCTATTTTAACATTGTTGTTCGTGATAACAACAATGTCTTTCTTGATGACGCATCAGCGTATCTTTGCCTGATCCTACATTGCTACAACATCTATGTTTATCTTTGTATCAACATCAAGCAAAGATACATCAACAACATACATCGATGTATGTTGTTGATCCAAAGATAAACATAATTGCATTGGGTGATAGATGTTTATCTTTACATCATGTCGATCCAAAGATAGATACGGTAGATGTTCAACATCAAGCAAAGATACAAGGATAGACACGATAGATGTTATCGATCTTTGCATGTTAGAAATCAACACAGCCAAGATGCTGTGTTGATTGTAAGAAGAAGTTATTCTGATTCAGGAGAGCGAATATAGACATTCAAGACACCATAACCACCAACTTTGCAGCTAAGTCTCAAGAGAGGATTATTAGGTTCGATGAAGATCTTAACCATACCATGAGAGCACAAGTTGTTAAGTTTGGAGAGCGCTTTAATGTTAGTTGTCTTCACCTTGATACTTGGATATTCTGTACCACCAACAACGTTGATACGAACTTTTGGAGCATTTGGGTCTGGTTCGATGGTTCTCATCCTTGAGAACCTGTCATCTGTACCATTAACATCAGAGACATCTCCAAGATTCTCAACACGACCCAAAACACCATTTTCCATCATAGCCTTGAGTGTAATACCTTGCTTTGCTCCTGAAATTACAATCCATCTGCATTTAATAGATGCCATTGCAGCACAAACCTTGGAGAAGACAGAAGCTTGAACAGTACAATTTGGGCGAGGCTTGTATTCAGGCATTTCGTAGTTCTTAACCTCGATTTGCTTTGGACGAACCAAGCACATGTTAACTCTCTCTGAGGATCTTTCAAGATTACCAACTGTCCTGAAGTATAGCATATCGTCTTCAGCCATCTTGTAGATTGTGAGAGAATCCTTCTTTCCAATGGTCTTGGTTACAGCACGAATATCTTGAATGGCAACCCCAACTATAATCTCATCTTCTACAGAGTTGTACTCGTATTGGTAAAGCTCTGATGCTTGAATTTCTATTTGGTTGATGATGGTGTTTCCTGAATCTGCTTCTTGGTATGTAATGCCATCTCTGCTAAATCTAAAGCTTCCTTGGGTGTTTGTTCCTCGCAGATATTCAACCAAGTTACGGAAGGAATATCCATCGATAAACTCTGCAACAAAGCTACTTCCTGCATCTACTAATCTCATCGATGGTTCTGTTGATCCATCTGTGTAATTCTCCGAATATGGATCAGCGTAAGGATCAGCATATACATCGGATTGGTCATAATATTCATCTTGTTGGGAATATTCAGAGTGGTCAGAGGTTTCGCTTTGATCAAGGTGTTCGGAATAATCGATATGACTCATCGTTTGTTCTTAGTTGGAGAATGTTTAGGGTTCGAATTCTCGAAATAAAAAATCTTTGGATCGATCGATCCAAAGATTCATCTACGATGATAGGAGTTAAGAAGATCTTCTTTGATGTCTAGCAACTTTAGATCTAAACCTTATGTTTTGGATAAGCCCCGATGAAGGTTCAAACAAAGTTTGTATTCCATTCGGAGTTTGGACACCAACAAGCTCGTAATGTCCAGGAAGAACCAAAATTACGATACTTGGACGATTCTTGTATAGAATATCATCGTCTGCACCAGTAATGTAAACATCTTGCGTGTTGTAATCAAGGAGATAGATGTCTTTGTCAAGGATGTTAGAGACAAACTCGTTATATTTGTTATCGATTGGCATTCGAGAAGCAAGTTCTCTTTGCATGTTCTCCAATGAAAGTTCAGGCACAGATCTTCCAAGTTCACGAAGCTTTCCTCTGCTCAACGTATCGTAATATGTCTGTGAGAGCGGATTATTGGGATCTATCGGTGATCCTAGCTTCTTTGCAAGTCCTTTCCTGAAATCAAAGACAAACTCGGATCTATTTAGCGGTCGCCCATCAAGAAATCCTGTTTTGTATGGAATAAAGAACGACTTGAGAACAGCATGAAAGAAGCAAGATCCATCCATCTCTGTACTCATACGAACTAATCCTGGGTACAATGACCAATTCAATGGTTGAGCTTGATCACGAACAGCGTACATTTAGCAAGACGAGTTATTTTGTTTAGCATTGTTGTTCACCATGAACAACAATGTTTATCTCTGCTCTTTACAGGTTGAATAAGCACCGAATCGATTGCAAGAATGGATCATCCCTCCAGAATACGGTTTGTAGATAATCTCTGTTTGGATCAAGCTGCCAATTTGGATAGAAGTCTCCATTTCGAATTACAGCTAGAGGTTCGTAGTGATGTCCATTACCGCCAATAATAACAGCTGGTCTAACTTCTTCTCCAGCAATTGCAATGTGTGGGATGATACCATCAGCTGTTAATCTTACAACATAGATATCGATACCAAGCATATCAGCCACATATCCATAAACTTCATCTCCTACATCTCTGTCCGATGAGAGTAGATCGTACATACCCTGTTGGCTGTAATCGATGACTTCTTCAAGATCGTCCTCAAAGCTAACATTTTGCTCTGCAAGTTCTACCCATGCTCCATTGTTTGCTGTTTGATAGTATGTGTATTCCGGATTTTCGATATCTTGCATTGATAGAGCTTCTGCAAGATCGATACGAAGGTTCTTTGCCATGTTTGTTCTGAATCTGTATGATGGATTATTCGCATATGTTGGTGAATATGCTTTGAGTATTGCATGGAAGAAGCATGATCCATCTCCCAATGTTGCGATTCTTACTGCTTCTGTTCCTGCTAATGGTTGATAGCTGTCATCTCCATATGCAATATCTTTTGCAACGTCTGGTTGAATTGGAAGTGATGGTAGCTCGTTTGTCCCTGTTGCTGGTGTTGTTGGTCTTTGACATTGTGCTGCAGGTTGGTTAATCGTTGGTTGTTGCACTGGTTGTTGACTAACAGCACCTATTCTTCCAATTCTTGATGTGGAAGATACAATCGTTGGTTGCTGCACTGGTTGTTGACTAACCACTGGTTGACGAGCAACAGGCAAAGATCGTTGAACCCTTGGAGGTATTCTTGGAGGTTGAACAGGTTCTTCAAGAACGATAACTTCTGTTTCTGGTTCTTCTATCTGTGGTGTTATCGTTGGTTGAACAACAGGAGCTACAGGAGTAACAATCAAGGGAGTAGATTCTTCAAGCTCAAGCAAATCAAGGTCTGGAAGTTCTTCTCCTAACTCTGGAACTTCTTGATACTCTGTTCCGTATGTAATGACCGTTGGAACCATTTGTGGAAGATTCTCTACTCTTGCTGATCTTGCTGTTGGTTGAACAACAGTAGGTTGTATCTCTGCCAATGATTGTGATGGTCGTGGAGATCTTGGTGGTCGTGGAGATCTAGGCTGAACAACTTGTTGCTGTTGTTTGACAGGAGGTTGATACATAGGTTCTTTCTTTGAGGGTTGGATTTTCCTTCCAGAGAACATTCCATAGCTATACATGGATGTAAAAGGAATCTCCTTCTCGCTTAAGAATCGTTCTTTATCTGCTCTTCTCACCCAATCAAGGTTAAATCCATGTTTAGCAAGACGTAATCGAAGATCATCAAGATGTACTATCCACTCTGTCTGATCTTCAACGATGGAATCTCGAATATCGATCTTGAGCCGAGCTCTTTCTCCATTCTCGGGTTCTTCTGGGAGATAGATAATCTGGGCTGGACCTAAAGTAAGACTATTCAGAGGATCACCGTTGAAATCAGGATTAAACACTTGCTCAACAAGATCACCATCGACTGTTAGGAAGATAATCTTGCCATCCGGTTTAAGATTCTTGGTAATGGTCTCAACAAGAGCATCTAACATCTCTGCTGATTGCCAGAAGAAGCTCAGAGATAACATCAAAGCAACAACATCGACCTTTCCAGGATGTTGTGTGGCGATATTAGATCGAGAAAGAGCACTTGACACGTTTTCGGTAATATACTGGGTATTCTCTCCTCCAACTCGAAATACGTCGATAGGTACTCGTGTCCCTGATTGTTCGATCCTCGTCTCAAGTTCATTGTAGTGATATGGTTCAACTGCAATAACATGTCCATACTCTCTCCATTTAGAGATATCTCCACCACGTCCTGATCCAATGTCGAGAAGAATAGGTTTGTCGATATCTCTTGCTGCTATCGAGAGTAGATCACGCTTAATCTTGTTGTGATAGTTACGAACTAGAGCAAATGTATCTCCAGAGAGGAGCTCTTCGGTTAGCGGTTGATGGATCGACTTCCATACATCTATTGCAATGTCGATGTTGTTTGGACGAAGCTTATCGAAACGAACACGGGTTGGAACAAAGCCCGAATCGGTCCACTTGAATTCTATCACTGTTCTATCGGGAACACCTTGAAGAAGAGGATGATCTTCAACATAATCTTCGAATGGGAATCGCAATGTTCCATAAAATTCCACCAGAGATCTCTGGTTTGGATCATTGGACATTAGAACAATGCCTTCTGGTCGACGTTCGATAGAGAAGTCAATGGTAAGTTGTTCGGTAGGTTTAATCTTGCAAATATCAGGATACATGGTAAGAACTCTCTCAGGGAGAGGAATTCTCTCAGAATGTGGATTATATTGTGTTTGCGTTGGAGTTACAACCATTCCATCTTGAAGATATGGCAAAGATGGTTGTTGTGCAAGGAACTCTCGGTATCGAGCAAAGAACTCAGCAGCTTCGGTAAATTCACGAAAATCCTTGGTATCAACAGTTAACAAATTGGTCTTGAATCGATCAGCGATGATCTGGCAGAAGTTTAGACGATTTACGTGAAGTTCCCTTTGGATAGATGTATTTCCGCCATCGGATAAGGATCCAAGACGAACAGAAGAGAGACAATCGAATGGAATGTACCAATACTTTGCATTTGGAGCTCCTGAGAGTCTGCTTGATCTTGGAACAAGCTCTCCATCAAGTACAGATCCAACAACTTCTCGAATAGCTTGAGCATAAGCATCGTCTGTGATCTTGTTGAGAGATACTACACGATTTACCGATGCTGGTGCAGATACCAACCAAACAGCATCGTTGTTAATTACAAGCAACTTACGAATTCCATCTACCTTGTGGCTGAGAGAATAGGATGTTCGATCGTTACCCACTAATCCTCCATATACCAAATCTCCCATTCGAAGATTACGAGCTTGAACAAGAAGATCGTAATCGATCCTTGAAGAACTTGGCTTTCCTCCAAGCGTCTCGTTGAGATATCGAATGAAGTTAGCTCTTTCTCTTTCGGTGATTGGTTCTTCGCTATCTTGAAGTTGTTGGAGGATTGCATATGTAGCAGCTGGAAGACGAGAAACTCCTGTTTGCTGAAGTACTTCAAGCTCACACTCATAGCTTGTTGATGTGCGATCCTTACTTGTAGTTACAACCTTGGTAAGATCCAATCGAAGAGAACCTCCATAAAGCTTGTATGAATATCTATCCTTCTCACGAACTAATGTTGGATTCCAATCTTGTGGTTGACCTCCTATTGCTTCCGTACTTGCAGTGACTGTAAATGCATAATCGGTGTTATACTCTACCCACAATCTTGTCTTTTGCATAAAGACAGGTTGCTGATCGTCGATTGTAGATCTTCGAATACCATCCATGATCTCGTCTCTGATCATCGTTCGGACATATGGAACGTTATGTTGTTGATAGAAATCTTGGACCCTTCTAAATTGCTCCCATGTAACTCCTGTTCGAACCCTTCCTTCGTCGGAAATCGATCCAAATCGGATCTCTACTTCAACATTATCTTGTTGGTTAGAAAGAGATGTCTGAATACGATTAACTAAATTTGAGGTAAACATTTAAAAGCCAAGGAAAAGCTCACGTGCGTTTTTGCACATCGACCGCTAAATTATTCTCAATAACAACCTAAAAGTACATTTGTGCTCATACAAAACATGAGCACAAATGCAAAGTTCGCTGAATATCTTACCAAGCTTTTGACTCTCTCCAATAATATCTTGAAGAAGATCGACGATTCAGACCCAGAATACAGAATGTCCCAGAAAGGAGCATCGGTAGTTCAATTATTCCACAACTACATGCAACTTGCTAATACCAATCTTCAAGAGAGAAGTATCGACTTTGAGAGTTGCTACAAACAACATTCTAGTGCTATTCAGGCAGATCTTCACAATCTGCTTTTGAATAACGAAGTCTTCCTCTGTCCAAGTCATGGTGTTGTATTCGATATTGGTGAAATCTACAGAGTTGGTCATCGTATCTCAACAGGTATCATTGCAAGATATAAGAACTTTGGAAAGGATGTTGACAAGATATCCAAGATTAAGCAAGAGGTGCTATTTCCAGATGGCATGAGACTTCATCTGTTAAGAATCTTCTCCCTATATGCTACAGATGGAAGTCTCAATGGCAAAGTTCGTGAGCTTGAAGTAAAGTTTGGCATTGCTCAACCAGAATCCCAGATTCCATTTGGTCCTCCTTCTGGAATTATGGGAATGGTAAAGCAGATGATGTCTTCAATGGGTGTACCAGTTCCTACCGAGGGTATTCCTGATGATAGCCAATTCGAATCTATTGCTACTAAGATCATGGGTAATACAGAGATCCAATCTGCCTTTGAGGGTATCACCCAGAAAGCACAAGGTGGAAACTTCAACGATATCTTATCCGAAGTTGTTAACACTCTGCAAAATAAGGAAGTTATGGAAACTCTCAAGAATACTCTTCAACCAACCATCGAAGAAGCTAAGAAGCTTAACAATCAACAATAGATAGAACGGTACAAAATATCTCATCCGTCGATGAGATATTTTCTCTTGATATAGATCGCATCCGAGTCTATTTTAGATCTATCTGGATGGAACGACGAACGATCCTTTACATTCTATCAGGATGGAACGACGAATAGTATGTTACTTTCTAACATCGTTTCAACGAAGTAAGCAACATCGTCTGTTGGAACAATGCTATCTTCTGTATTTATCGTTGAATGTACTTTGATAGATGTAGAAGATGGCATCCCTATCTCAAGCAGAGATCAAAGATAATTACAACTTCGATAAGAATCAAGGAAATATCTCATCAACAGATGAGATATTTTGTACTTTGCTAATCATCATGGTCATCATGAACAAAAGCAAGATCTTCAGGATAATCACCAACAAGAAGATGCATAATAATTACGATTTCGGACAAGACTCCAATAACAACACCTGTCGAACTTGCAATACTTGCACCGGTGAGAGATGTAGTTATAACAGCAAGAGCAGATAGTATCATAGCAAACATGCTACAGATGACAAATCCTGATAAATTGCAAAGATCCATTGGCTATTCGTTGGCTATTCGTTGATGTTTATTTGGCTAATCTAGCCGATGTCGTTGGTCAGATTCTATCTTCTCTTGGAGATAATCTTTGGTCGAAGGTATGTTACTTCGGAAGGTTGCAACTTTCTTACAACTGCATTTGGAGGAAGAGCCCATTTGGTTGATTCTTGAGATCGATGAGAGAGACTTTGAGAATGCTGTGAGCGAGATTTGCTATTATCATCACAGCCTTCAGTACATACATGGATATTCTCTTCACCAGAGTAAATTGCATATGCATCGTCCCAGCTTATCAAGGGTTTACCAAGACGTTCGTTAACATCATTGTGGAAAATCCATGACCACTTGAAGATACCTTTGTTGGTGTTCCAATACTTCTCGATTGGATGCTTTGCAATATACTCTGAAGCATGACGACGACACTTTGCACATGGATATTTCTCACAGAAACGCTTCATGGTGCGTAGAAATGCTCTCTTCTCATCTTCGGTCTTTGCTTCGAATGCTTCTAAGTGGATACTATACCACATTCCTGATGCAATTGTTGAAGGGTCCATTGATTTTATACATCGACCGAGAATTTACGAACGAAAAACATTGGTTCAACGTTGAACCAATGTTTTGTTTTTGCTTTTACTTTACCACGTGAGGACTATCTTGAACTTTTCAGCCTCCGTACGAACATCGATGTGGTCAAAGTACGACCTTGAATAAGTTTGGGATGGTTGAGGCTTTCTATTTTCGTGGATATGCTTGATACATATCTTGATACAGGAGATGAAGATGTTGAAGATTGCTGCTCTGTCATCTTCTGGAACGATCTTATTTCCATTTGCATCTGTTGCTTTGAACAGAGATCGAAAGACACCAGGCATATCTACACGAGGAACAGCAGCAAAGATCTCACCAGCCTTATTGTAGAAGTACTCCTCTTCTTTGTTACGAATCTTGTCCCAATGTTGGTACGTCTTCTCGATAAACATCTTGATAAGATCTTCCTTGTCGAATGCTTCAAGAGCAACAACGGCAATATTCACAAGAGTTGGAGAAACATTCTTGTATCCTGCATTGTAACATTTGGTATTAAGTTCAGAGACAAGCCTTACAAGTCCAACGAATGTAATGTGGAATCTATCTTGGGTTGGTGGGATGACAGCCATTTTGTTATCCTTGATGGTGGGTTTTAAAAGCTTTTTGTCGCTCGATGGATAAAAGTTCTTGCTGATACTAAATGTCGGTTCGATTTGTTGGGCATTCGGAGAATCACCAAACGAGAATACATTCCATCGATGGCGTATCGATAAGTTCGGATAATTATATTCGCAAAGATCTCCTGGATGACTCTGGGATTATCTTTGTTACCAGCAGAGATCCGATAAGTCGCCTTATCTTGTCGATTACAAAGCAAGAATTCTCATCCATTGGATTCTACTATGTAAGTCGAATCTCAAGAACATCTACTGTGAATGTCATGTTGGTAAGTCCACTTGAACCTATTCGATCTACAACTATCGATGAACTTTTGGATGATCCCTTGATAACTTCGATCGCCATTAAGAGACTTCGACCAATCGTTGGGAAGAATGGCAACATAGATACCAACAAGACAAAGCAGCTTCACGATGACTTTCGATTAGCTATTGCCAACGTAATTAGCAACAACGATAATCCTTCCTTGAAAGATAGAATCTACCAACTCTTTGGTTACCCCAATGGAAGTCAGAGAGTTGGTGTAGATGTTGTAAACTCTGTAATTCGTAAGATTGGAAGATGGGCAGAAGTTCCAAAAGAAGAGCAGCAATCAAAGCATCAACAGAGAGTTCCAAATGGATCTACCCTCTCCGATAGAGCAGAGTTCATTGGATGTTTGGGATCAAGTCTAAATCAGAGAGCATCTTCTGGACAGATCCACTCTTACATTACTCCAAATACGCTATTTGGAGATCTTTGCTATGTTCGACTCAACACCCAGCAGCAATCAAGGATAGATCAAGCGATGAACGAGATAGTACGAATACAAGAACCCTATCTTGGATCGATATTTAGCGAATTTATCCATCTCCTGTTTACCGATGAGAAGTTCTTCGAGGTAGTTCTCAAAGGCTTCAAGGAAGGTAAGATACGAGATCAGGAACTTCAACATACTCTCACACAAGCTTTGCAATGTTCTTCCGAAAGTCGAATTGCCGATCTAACTTGGATTTCAAGAAGTATTGCTCGTGGTGAAGTACCTCTTCGAGATCTTCAAGATCTCATGAAGAATGCCAATGAAGATCATCAAGCTCTGGTTGAATGGTTTGCTTCTCTTGGTGCTGAAATCGGTCCAAATGCTGTATCTATTCCTATTCCATCTCCCGAAACAGATACCAAAGTATGGATACGAACAGGCAAGAATAGCATCAACGATACTCATCTTAACTCCAGCATTCAACAACTTTACCAACTTGTTTCTAATGTTGTTGATGCTGCCAATGAAAGTTCTCAAGCACATCTTGATCTTAATGCTCTTATCGAATGTACCAATGCTCTACTTTTAGCTTCTAATCATCCCAACCAACCTTTGGATAAACTTCCCGAAGAAAGTTCTTATTCGATTGTTGGAACTTCTAGCACAAGAGCTAATGGTGAGCTTGTCGTTCGTCTAAATCGTGGCGATGAAGTTTATATTCCTCTTCATGGTGCTGATCTTTCTATCTTTGAAAGGAACGAACTGCTTGAGATCTTGGAGACTTTGGATTTTGGCATGGATGATAATGGCATCGATGTACATAGCTACGATAATCTTCGTGCTCGTATTACTCAGGAACTTGCTTTGAGATAACCTATCTAACAACGGTAACAAACAACATTGGAGACAATCTCCAATGTGGCAATCAACAGATACAAACTTTGCAAATCTACAACTTATCGTTGAACATTGTATCTTCTCAGAGATAACATCGTTAATAGCAATGTTCTGTAAGCGCTAACGAAGGACCAACAAAGAATCCAAAGATGTACTGTATCTTCACAATCTATCAATAGATAAACATTGTACAAACGTTGGAACCTCATAATCTACAATGTTCATCCATCGAATACCAGATGATTTTCATGAAAGATCGAAGATATCTTCGGTAGCATCTACAATGTTGTATGATGAATCGTTGAACTTTCCTAACTTCCAAACCTTGAAGATCTTCAACATGAAGTTTGTCGATCTCTTGCTAATTGCATTGAACATCATCTGGTATTCAATGGAAGAATCGAGACATCACAGAGATAATCTCGAATGTCGTTTTCAGAGTTTGCATTGAAGCAAAGATAGAACCTATCTTCAACAGAGATAAGCAGAGATAAACATTGGAGATACATAGGATCTACAATGTTCTTCGTTGAATGGAAGATAAACAACATTGCAGACAAGTTGCTATCTTTACATCGTAACTTTGGAGACAAGATGTATCTCCAAAGTTGGAATTTGCTTCAATGGAAGATCGACAAAGTTTGCATTGAAGTATAGATATATCTTGTCTCCAAAGCCAAGTTTAACGAAGAACATTGTGGATAGATGGAATGTACAATGTTAGCTTATCTTCGACAGGGATTCCATTGAACATCATCTGGTATTCAATGTAACTGTAATTGGGTAAAGATACAATCTATCTCTGTTTCGATGCAAACTTCAGAGATACTTTGCATGGATATCTACAAAATTAGCAACAAACGATGAAGTTCAACATCGAGACAACTTTGGGATGTTCAATGCAAACAAAGATCGAAGATTCCAAAGTTGTCTCGATGTAACATGTTGTATTCAGAGATAATCTCGATTCTTCCATTGAATATCATCTGGTATTCAATGCAATGTTGTTGAAGATATCTTCAACATCTATGTTTGTACCAAAGATCGATCTTTGTCTTCACCAAAGATGGACTAACGTTGGAGATTGCAACTTTATCTCCAATGTTGTATGTTGATTCACTGGAGATCCAAAGATTCCATTGAATACCAGATGATGTTCAATGCAACGTTATCTATCGATGATTACCAACAACGATCTTCGATCCGAATAAAGATCGAAGATCCCAAAGTTAGAATGTAAACAACGTTAACGATGAAGTTCAGCATCGATGTTGAGATTCATCGTTTGTTACTAATCTTGTAGATATCGATGCAAAGTATCTCTGAACATCGACAAAGTTTGCATTGAAGTAAAGATACAACCTATCTTTACCCAATTAGAGTTGCATTGAATACCAGATGATGTTCAATGGAAGAAAGTTTCGAAGATAGTTGCTATCTTCAACAGAGATAAACATTGTAGATAATGGAACCCACGATGTTCTTCGTTGAATGGAAGATAGACCAAAGTTGCTATCTTCCATTGTTAACTTTGTTTACATTCTAACTTTGGAGATGCATCTTATCTCCAAACATCGACAAAGTTTGCATTGAATACCACATGATGTTCAATGCAACTCTAATTGGGTAAAGATAGGTTGTATCTCCAAACTTCACGTTGAAGATCCCGAAAGATGTCTTCCATCTTCAAGATAAAACGCTAACAATGGAAGCATGGAAAGTTCATCTGGAAAGATCTTCAACAAAGGAACATTGCGTATCTTGAACTTATCTTCGATTAACATCGAACTACAGAATATCTTGTTGTTTGGAAAGATACAAAGCATCGTTGGATCTCCAGCGAATCAACATACAACATTGTAGATTACAACTTATCTACAATGCTAGATTTATCTTTGGTGAAGATCTACAACATGAAGTTTGTACCAAAGTTCGAACTTTCCATTCTGGAGAATAGAATACCACATGATGTTCAATGCAAGATAAAGTTCGATCTTCAACAAAGAACATTGTGGATCTTACCCAAGATAGGAACAAAGAAAGGATCGTTGTTATCTTCCATTGAATACCAGATGATGTTCAATGCAATGTTGTTGATCTCCAAGATCTCTGTTGAACTTTGGAAGTATCTCTGCTGAAGACTATCTTGAAGATATCTCCATTGAATACCAGATGATTTTCAATGCAATGTTTGGACAAAAGATACAATCATCGTTGTAATTTCCAATGCTCCTTTGTTGAAGATCTCCAATACAAGGATCGATAGATAGCATCTGTACAAAGATACGAAAAGATGTATATTTGGATCCTTCGTTGAGAGTTAGTCCAACTTTAGAGTTTATCTTCAACGAAGGTTCCAAAGATCAACAACATTGCATTGAACATCATCTGGTATTCAATGGAAGATAACAACGATCTTGAAGATAGAGATCTTTTCACCACGAAGGTTGGATATAGGTTCCATCTTTACCTAATCGGAATTACATTGAATACCACATGATGTTCAATGCAAAGATACATCTTCTACATTCTGTCTTTGGAGGAAGATTCCAAAGTTCAACATCTATCGATGCTATCTTTGCAAGTTTATCTCCAAAGTGCGGATAGGATGAAGTTAAACAACATTGTAGATGCTCATAATCTGCAATGTTGTGTGTTGATTTGTTGAAGATATCTTCGATGAAGAATCCAGAGATCCACAACTCCATTGAATACCAGATGATGTTCAATGAATAAATAGCAACGATCCTTCCTTTGTTACCTTGAAGATATCTTCGAACTTGAACTTTGGAAGTATCTCTGTTGAAGATCGTTGAAACCATGTTCAACAACATTGCATTGAATACCACATGATGTTCAATGTAACCTTATCTTCAGAAGAACACCCTAAGATACGTTAAACTTTGCAAAGATCGACAAAGATACAACCTATCTTTACCCAATTAGAGTTGCATTGAACATCATCTGGTATTCAATGGATAGATGCTTCGTTGGAGATAATATCAAGGTTTATCTTTGAAGATCTCTGTTGTAATGTTCGAAGATAGCATCGATAGATATCGAAGATTCGATCTTTCATTGAATACCAGATGATGTTCAATGGAACGTTGTTAGACAACCTTGAATCTTACCTTCTGTTGTTGAATTCGTTGATTAAATACATTGTAGATAACTCTGATCTACAATGTTTGTATGTTATCGTTGCTGTTATCGTTGCTATCGCTAATGGTGAGCAACAGCATCAAGAAGATATTGCTTATTTCCACAGTAAGGGTCAGGATGAGAGCTCACAACAACAAGAAAAGCATCAAAGTAAGCAACAATGTCAATGTCTTTAATATGGTCGTAAGTTCGATGCTGACCTTTAGGAAGAGGATGAAGGTCAACAAGCCATTTGCTGTTGTTAAGATCACGAATATATTGGCAATCTGTCCATTGAGGTAGATACATAAAGAAGGTAGCTTCGTGAGTGTCAAGGAAGTTTAGAATAGAAGACACAGATCGATTCATGATATCTTCGATGAAAGGAGGATTTGCCATATATGTACCAGGACCAAAGTTAGAGATGGAATGGAAGAAGTTGCCAATAGAACCAAAGTCCGAATCAACATCTGGAAATAAGCTACAGAACATGGAGAAGTTAGAATTTAATGGACTTGAGAAGCATTCTATCTGTGCATGATATCGCTGTTGAATCACAGAACAGATAGTAGGATGCAAAGACCAAAAGTTTCCATTCTCACAGAAGATACTATGATAGCGAAGTAGCATCTTGAAGATTGTATCTGGTGAGAGATGTTCCCACTTTGCATATCTAGATCTTGGAAGGGAAAGCTTGAAAGATCCAAACTTAAATATAGTTCTTGATCCACATGACCAGAACTCTGGCTTTTCATCTGGTGATAACCCACTACTTACAGATGGAAAGACAGAAAGATCCGATAAAGAGATACGTATCTTCTTCTTTTGCAAATCTTCGGTGAGAGTTTGTAGATGTTTACTTGCATCTTCTGGGAAGTTGTGTTGTAACAAGAAGTATCTACATAGGATATTTGCGATGTCGTATTGTACTTTGGGATTCTTACTTGCTCTTGATCTAACTAACGATTCTAATGCTTTGTTGTTCTTCCATTTTGCGTATTCTGTTTGAACATCCGTCTTTGGATGGATGCTTTGATCCGTCTGTTGATTAACTTGTTGGTGTGATTCTATCATGGTTGGCTTTTCAGCCATGATATTTTGTGGATTTTGTCTCAGAGATCAACATCCGATGTATTAGTATCTATCGTTGATGCTACTGTTGATCTAGTTCAAAGGAAGGAGAGCAGCATACTTATTACCATCATAGGAGAGAATTTGCAAGAAAGGTTCATCACCGATACGTTGATCTTCAAGAAGAACAAGGTTGTTAGTAGTACCAATACCAAAGACAACATAAGAAACATCGAGTTGAACAGGCTGTTCAGGAGCAGAACCAGGATTCATCCTGAATAGTTGCCATTGGTGTGCAACATTTAGAGCAACTTGGAGATCTCTTTCAAAGACATTCTGTACTTGGTAGATGTTACCTTCTGGACTTGTATATAGGTAAGGTTCTTCCTGATCGCTATAAGCGGTCTCAAGACTATCACGGATATCAAAGGATCTAAATCTCTCAGCAAGTACCGATTTAATCCAAAGTTGCAAATCTCTGTTGGTAAGGAAGAGAGCAACTCTTGATTGTTGGATGAAGTCCGATTCATACACAAAGAGACCCTTAATCTCTGTTGGAGGAACACGATCAGCCATGACAGAATCGTACAATCGAAGAACGTATCTTATTGCATCAAGCAATCTTTGTCCACTAAGATAGAGTCTACCATCTCGAACTAAACCTTGAGTAACTTGCGATGTATATTGGAGTGCTTGTTGATATCCATTTACTTGTGGAAGATGTCGAGATAATCCGGTAAAGTCGTAAACTTGTGCTGTATCCTGATCTTCACCAAGTAGAATGTTGTTGTCGATAAATTCATCTGGTGTTTGTCCTGATACAACATACAACCATGTAAGAAGTTGCACAATAACATTTGCATCTCTCTTGAGTTTCTGCAATCGGAGAGTAAAGCTGGTTTGTTCTGTGAACATTGGATCGCTAAGACCTTGTGGATAGTTCATGAGATCAGTGGTAGGTTGGATTGGAATAAACAAGGTGTTTATCGATCCTAAACCAGGATACCATACTCCTGTAACAGCCGTTGTTCCATCAACAAGAGTAGATACAGATACAGAGGATATCTCACCAAAATCTGGTGAGATATCTTGATACCTGATACGAACTGGAGATGTAGTTGTTGGTAAGTTCAGTGGTTGAGATGGGAAGAACAGCAAAGATCCTTGAATACCTTGCTTTTCGAATGTTACACCACGAAGCTTTCCATATCGATCAACGACTTGTTGTAACAAGCTGTATCCTTGTTGGACAAGGAATTGGGGAACATCGAATTGGATATATACATCCTTTCTTCCAAGAATATCTCCATTCTCTAACTCCCATGTGTAAAGTTGGTTAGATTGGACCATAGTTTGGTACAAGTTTTGGGTCATCTCAGGTCCAAAGATCATGGTTGGAGTCTCTTGCATATCAACAACAAGTTCACACTGTGGATATGGAAGAACATCGACTTCTGCTCCAAGATGTTTGTAGATTATCACCGTTGGTCTCTCTGGTCTATCTGGACGAACATGGAAGAGCTTATGTCGAGGAAGTTCCAAACTTGCTTCCTTAACATTCTCACGAGCATTTGGAGGAACAAAGACATACACGTTGATTCCAAATAGCTCTTCAACAGCTCGATAGTAGAGAGCAGGATCGAAGAATAGATCGACGTCTTGTAATCTTCCAATGATTTCGTTGTCTGAAAGATCGTACAACTCTTGCTTAAGAAGCCCTGGATAGAGCTGTTGTGCCATCTGGTCTCGAACAGCACGTACAAACATCTCTCTTTCTTCAACCGTCTGTAATGCATTGTATTGTGGATTTCCAACTGCAATACATACTGCATGGAGGAAAGAGTTTGGACCTTGGATAACTCCAAATCTACTTGCTCCTCGATAGGATTCTGTCTCTGATGGTTGAATGCCAAATGCAACTAGAAGTTGTTCGATGACGGTTGGAAGATACCCAACTCTTCCTGGTTGAAGAGTCTTTGCTGTCTTAATCTTGTTCTTTGCTGTTGATGTTATCGATGTTTGCTTCTTGGTTCCCTGATAGTAATCGTTGTATGCACTCTTGCTTCTTCCACTTGTTTGGTCTGAATCAAAGCAACATGGAACGTATGGATATTCGCTTGAGTTTGCTAAATTATTGGCTTTTACACCAGGGAAAGGAGCATTCTCTTGAGGGCACCACAGATACAATCTTGGATTTCCTTTCGGGAAAGATAGAATCTGCCTGTTATACACAATGTTACCTTTGATGAATGTCTGTGCTTGAATCTCTTGAAGTTCTTCTTCTGTGGCAATGGCTGGTTGAAGCTTGGATTGGCATTTTCGAGCATATCCTGGAATAAAGATGTCTGGAGCAGCAGCACTTAAAGCTTCAGCACGATATTGCTCTGTTGCTCTTCCTCTTGCAACTTGTGGAGCAGGTAAGATAACAGGTACAAAATCTCCACCAAGTACAGCCGAGTAGTAATCAGCAATAGGTTCTTGATATTGGCTGTATGCAGATAAGATACGAGTAAAGATCTCGATAAATTGCTCTGCAACTTCCTTTGATTCAGCACGGATGATCTTCACAGTGACGAATGGTGTTCCTTCTGGGATTGCTACTTCTGTGAGAGTTCCATCTGGATTTACCACTGTGTCTGAGATTCCGTAAAGTTCCTCTTCTGGATTGCCTGTTGGGATCTTTACTGTTCCTGCTGGTACTGTTCCTGGAACAAGCTTTACCGATACAGACGATCTTTCACGTTGTGCTCCTGGTTCGAAGTTCGTTGCTTTGCTCAAGATGGACTTGTAATGGATGTGGTCTCGATTCTTATCAGCAGATGGCTTTGCAACTTCATCCACATATAGATAAGCACTGAAAAGAGGGTTGTTCAAGATAAGATCAAGAAGAACAGCACGATTAAATGCTAATTCATAGATCGTAAACTCACCACTAATACGAACTTCTTCGGTTGGTCCCAACTCAAGAGGTAATGCTGATTCGATACGGGAGATAATAAGATCCGATGCTCCTCCAGTTGTACTTGGAACTTGGATAAACATCTGGTTGGTATCTAACATGTATCTGCTGAATGTATACGAGATCTTGGTTGCTCCTCGAACATCTCCAGATCCCATCCAAACAGACATCGACATCATGTTGTCTCCCTGTGTAACTACAGATGGAAGAACGATGTTATCGATCTTTGGTGCTGTTTCTTGTGTTTTACCTCGAAATACCTTGGTGAGCTGTCTTCCCTCTGCTTGCTTCTTTGCTTTCTTGTTCTTTGGAATGTCTGTTGGTTGCTCTTCTATCGGTTGGTTGAATTGCAAGTATGGAACATAGTCGCTAATTCTTGATTCGTTGAAGATTTCAAGTCCTAAGTTTGGAGCTACTGCTGTTGTTGTTCTATTTCCGTTGCTGTCCGTACTAACAACTCTTGGTTTAACTTGCAATGTTGTTCGAGTTATCACCAATGGTGTTCTTAGCAATGGTTGTTGCTCACCAAGTGCTTGTTGGTGTTCGACAAGTTCAACGTATCTTCGATTGTCTTCTTCTAAATATCGGTTGAATTGCTCTCTCCATACTTGTTGCTGGGATTCAAGTGCTTCAACATCCTGAACTGTGAATGGAAGTGCTGATCCTCCTGTGATACGATCGTTGGTTACTCTGAAGAATTCGTTAAACACCTCTACTAGATCAGCCAAATCTTGTGGATCTGTAAATAACAACGAGTAGATCATTGCAACATCGAAGTCCAATCTTATATCAGGGAATGGATATACTTCCGGTGATGTTACAGCTTCGTATATCTGGAGGATGTTCTTGCCTTCATCTGCCAGTGCTTCTATTCGTTCATCCATTGGTGTAAATCCTCCTGTTTCGTTGTTTATCAACATGTATCTTGTTGGTCTTCCATAGTAAGCAGCCCACTTGTAGAGCATCGAAAGATCGTTATCGAAAGCAGTACGTTCAGGGGTTAGTGTATTATCCTGCATTTAGCAATGTGGGATTTTTTCTATCTTCGTATCGAATCATCCTATTAGCAAATGGGATGATTTCTGGGTAAAGTTGGTCTAACGTTGATACTTTGAAGTTATCCAAAGTTTGGAGCAAAGTATCAACATCGGTTAATCCTTTGAAGTAGAACCTGATCAGGAACGTTACAGCTGAAGAGTCTTTCGAATCTCAGAGATAGGAACTTGAATTATGCGATATCCATCCACTACAGATGTTTGTACACTTACATTCTGGAGCAATCGAGGTATCTTATCCTTCTCTGCAAAGTAGAAAGCTACTAGGGGAAGCTCCGAACTTCCATCGAATAACATTGGAACTTGGAAGTATCTTCGTAGATCTCCAATGAGCTTTGTTGCTTCTCCAATATCGATATCTATCTCGTGTATCTTTGCTATTTGTGCTTGACTTAGCTCTATCTTTTCGTACACTGGTGGTTGTGGAAGATTATCTTCTGTGATTTGGATTATCTTTTGCTTCTCTTGACCAACCGTCGTTGATCCCTGAGCAACTCCACCAGTACTAGATACAGTTCCCAATACTTGTTGATTGTTAGAATCAACAACGATTCGGATTACGCTTTCTTGTTGTTGATTGGCTTGTTGTTGATAATAAACTTGCTGTTGCTCCTTGGATAACCATTGTTGTTGATTACTCTCTGTTGTTGGTGGATGTTGATACATAACAGGTGTTGGAGGTTGAACAACTTGTGGTTGATAATAAATGGGAGGTTGTTGATAAACGATGTTTCTTACATTTCGAACCATTGTTGGTCCTTGAGCAACATGGGGTTGAGGTGATTGTGGTAGAGGATCGATAAAGCCACGTTGATTGTATGCTCTTCTTCGAGGCAGATAGTTATCAAGAGGTTCCCCATATGCTAATGAAGGATCCCAATATTCCTCTTCTGTTGACATGTCGTAATAAGCTTGTGGCTGGTATCTATATGGATACATTTTCTTGTTTGGTGAAAATATTAGAGCGATCTCTAATATTTCAACGAGCAATGAAGGTCTGCTGAATATCAACAAATAAAGATGGACGAACAACTTGTCTGTTGTTATCTTCATGGCAGATACAGACAAGTTGGTGGTTGGTGGAAATATCAGAGCTTGTACTCTGATATTTTGGTAGATTGGATAGATATCGATTACTCATCGAAGTCTTCGAACTCCATCTCGAATTCGGTATCTCCTAATCTCTCAGGATCAACCTCTGGAGCTTCAGAGAAGCCAGATACATCTTCAGCAGGCATCTCGAAATCAACATAACCATACTTTGCATTGAGTCTACCTGCAACTCTACGAAGATCGATGAAGGAAGGGACAGAAACATCGTCTGACAACTTAACCTTCTCAAGGTCTGCTGCATCGAATCCATCGTTACCATATGCAAGTTGGAAGACAGTACCAACTGTATTTCTCACAGAACCATCTTGAGCAATCTTGATATCTTCAAGAGCCTTGATGATACGATGATGAATACTACCTGTTTCGGATGTCTTTACAGATGTATCCATTAAACCTTCTCTACCACCCGCTTGATGGAAGAACAACTCAGCTACCGAAAGACCATTTCTAAAGCTGCTTGGACAGAACCCACGAGCTTCTGGATCAAGAGTATCTTTCTCAAAGTATGGAAGACAACGCTTACCCTTGGAGATAGTCATTGGCATACGTTGACCAGATTCGAATTGCTGGAACAAACCAGTTGTAATCTGCGAGATGTTGTTGAAAGATCCCTTCGATCCTGACAATGTCATGATGTTAAGCGCATTTGTTGGTTGTAATCCTGATTTCGATACACGCTCACCAACCGACTTTGCAATGTTAACATGACCAACAACTTGCCTTTCTCTTCTTTCCTCCTCCATCGGATCGTCTAATGTTGTACCAAGTGCTTCAACAGCCATCTTAGCTTTGGTAATCTCTTCATGTAGAATCTTTTGGTCTGAGACTTTACCTTTCTTAACTTCTTCTGAGATTTGTGTTTGATATCTCGCAAGAGCATCAAGATCAAGCTCTGCGAATGCAACATCGAGATCTTCCTGAAGTTGTGGAAGTAGCTTCTGATCTTGTTGGATCTTCTCTAATCTTCTTTGTATCTGTGCTTGTACTGTTGGATCGTCTGATGCTTCTAGATCTCTCTGTAAGATTCCGATTGTTCTTGATTCTTCTATGATCTTGCTGATTGCTCTTTCGATCTCAAGAACTCTTCCATATCCTGATTCTTCTTCTGCTCTTGCTCTAATCTCTCTTGATACTCCATTTCCATCCAAATAGCAATCTTCAAGACCAACAGAGAATCCACGTTCTTGCAACCATCTGTTGATGACAAATGGTGTATCTGTGAGGAAGTCTACGACTCTGTTAGTTCCATAATCCTTATAGAGGGCTTGAATGATCGATCCATGAGATGGTCCAATGTGTTCTTTGTTGATTGTTCCATTACGCAAGATACCATCGATGATTACAACTTGTCCTTTCTGGTAATAGAAGTCTGGAGGTAATAATGCTGAAAATAGTGCTCTTCCTGAATACTTTGGTACTCCTGCTAATGCTAATCTTCTGTCTAATGTTGGAAGTGCGTCTGTGTTTGTTATCATCACCAAACAATCGTTGTAAAGATCTGGATCTACTCTTACATCCCCTGTTGTTAGGATGTATGCTCCTGTCAAGCTGTCGTACACCAATCCTATCATTGGTTTGTTTGTTTGCGAACTCATGATACATTGCTTGATGTCCATGAGCTCTAATGCTTCTGCTGATGCTCCTAATGTCTGGAAGCTGTGGACGTTTAATTCGTCACCATCCTTTAGCCTTCCATTATCCCTATCTTATACACAAAGATATTCCTTTAGATAATTTCAAGCTATCTTCGTATTCGTCCAAAAATACAAAGAACCCAAACTTTCGAATGGGAATAGACTTTATCTTAGGCTCCTATTGAAGGAACCGACCTCCGTCAAGTCGTTGCACCTTCTACCATCCAGTGAAGATTCTGGCTATGGTAGCTTGGCTCAGGATTGCCCATTACCACTTTCGTGGATATCTCATTGCGTTTTCACCCTAACTCCATGCTTTTACATGGAGCGATCCGACAAAGATTCATTGGATAGCGAATCTCTGAAAAGGTAACATTCGGTCTTTCTCCGAATCCCCACATGCATTGCTGCTCTGTGGTTGGTATCAATGAGCTTTAGGGGTTTCCCTGAATTTGAAGATCTTGCCCAACTTGTGCTGGACTAGGTAGTTATATCGATTATGCTAGAGTGAATTACTCTCTAACTACTCGGGAAAGTTTACACCGTTTTCCCATATAAGTTACTTTCCAACTTGTATGGCGGCTACCTGTTGACTCCAATGGTTAATTATGAACTTCCAACTTTAAATTTGCTTCATCACGAACTTAAAATGGAACAACTGGGAGAAACAGAACAATGGCTACTTACCGAACTTGGATGCATATACAAGATAACATCGCAAACGGAAGGAAAGTCATACATCGGTCAATGTCATCTTACCAAAGATAAGAATGAAAAACCATACTTATACGGACCAAGAGGCAGATGGAACGATCATCGCTATTCAAGCACACAACATCCAGACAGACCATTCTACAAGGCAGTAAATAAGTACGGATTCGATGACTTCAAGATCGAAGTTCTGTTAGTAAGACCTCTAGACGAATTAGACGATCTAGAATTGCAATATACTCGAAAATATCTCACAACTTATCCACATGGGTACAATGCAATTGGTGATTGCTGGAGCAGACACAACATCGGTAAGATTATCACACATAGAGATCTCTATCCACAAGATCTTCTACAGAGATTTTACGAATCTTTAGTTGGGTGGCTTCAACAGATGCTTGATGATAAGTCGGCACATATTGTCGAAAAGTATAAGAATGAAACCATCAAGAGAGTAAGAGTTGCTACGCGTAATGCAACAACGGCTAAACGTCAAGATGGTCAAAATTACAAATATATCGCGGTTACCGTCTATGTCTATTTAGACTGGATGACACTTGCAAAAGAAGCATACAGACATAGTTTCGGTGGTCTCACAGTTGATCCAAAAGATGCATATTACGAAGCGATTGAACTCGCTCAGAAAATAGCACCGGGTGGTATCTACGAGGATACAGCAAAGAAGAAGTTGGATTTATAATTTGCGTTTAAAGTCAAGGTTATGAGGGGTAGTAGCAGATAGATGCATACCAACAGTAAGAGGTGCGCCAAGCACAACTTCGTAAGACATCATACTCTGCTTGTGAAGGGTAGGTTGACGATTAGCAATAACACGATCTCCATTCTGAAGCCATCTTTCAACAACGTCTCCAATGTGAAGATCAAGAGTCTCTGCAAGCTTTCTGGTCATCTGTTGACGCATACCCTTGACAGGACCATCAACAGGAATAATAGCAGTGATACGAGGAGGGTCCATCTTCAAGAGCTTAGTCATAGCAGCCTTGTTGTAGTTGGTAATAGTTACAGACTTGGTTAAGAAAGGAGCCCAAGCATAAGGAATACGAATCTGTCCAAACTTTAAACTTGGATCTGGAGATGCTACTGTACGACCTGCAAAGTTTACGCTCTTACCCATCAAAGCACCACGAATAATAGCCTTCTTACCTTGAATTAATGTCTTGATACTGGCTACCTCTTTACGATTCGACGATGTATTCTTTGCGTCTGAATTGTCGATAAGACGTTCGATGGCTGAGATAAGATTCGATACTGCTTCAAGACGCTTCTTCTCATCAAGACCTGCATCACCAATAGCATTGTTCTTCTTCACGATATCGATATAATAGAGCGTGAGTTGGTCTTGGAAGATCTCTCCTTCACGAATAGATGGAGGACGAGTCACTGGTGGAATTACGGGATAGGACTTCAAGATCATCCTACGAGGGTGAGAACCATTCTCGAATCCAAGAAGTTCTGCATCTTCTTGTGAAATACTGTCGAAGATAGCTTCGATCTCTTCCACTGTACGCTCACGTTCATCCTTGGAACTTGGCTTTCCTCGTTTGGATCCTTTGCCTCCAATGGCAGGTTGATAGTAGATGATTCTCTTTGTCTCTTTGCTTCTTGTTGGAAGATATACTGGATTCTTCGAACACGACTTAACTCCTTGCTCTTGATGTTGATGACGACATGGTAGATTCTTACTTGCATTTACAATCTCTTTCAATCGCTCGTTACCTGTAAACTTCAAGATACCCATACTCTCAAGCTCTTCACGAGAAAGAAATAGACCTCCACAACTATTACAAACACTTGATAATATCTTGATTACCATTGGTCGATATACTGGATGGATGATCCTCTTGAGAAGATCGATTCTTCCAATATGTCCTGGACAATGAAGATTATCCTTGTGACAAGTTGCGCAATGTTTTCCATTCTCTGTGATGCCCATACGTGGATCGTTGACTGTACCTGGTGCTACTTCTGAAGTAGGTACAGTTACTGCTACGACAGACTCCTTACGTAATGTCTCATCGTCAAACAACATTAGAGTATCTGATTCAATCACCAATTGTGGAAGTTGGGCTTCATCAGCCATTGCAAGAGAAAGAAGTCTCTCATTGTCTCTTCTTGTGAATACAACTTCTTCTGTACTTGACGCAATCGGTGCTAACTTCCTTGTAGGTGGACATGAAGATGTTCCAGTTCTCGTTGGAGTTGCCATACGTTGCATGAATGTTCCAGCCCTTGATTGTGAAGGTTGAAGTGGTCTCATTTTAAGATACAAAGAAAGCTTTCGTGTGATATATTACGCACACGAAAGTCGGAAATAAATTTACAGTTTAAGAGAGATTCACGCAAAAGAATTATTTTAAGATAGGAAATCATGATTCGCACTGAAGATATCTACATGCATGCACCGCAAGTTCATGAGGACATCCTTGATTTCTCATCCGAGACATCTCAAATCTCCCAAACAGAAGAATCAGAGAGCTCTCACAGTTCGTACATAACAGACAGATCAGAGCATTCGACAAGTATCCTTGATATACTTCTCCATGATTCTTCTGAACATATCGAAAGTTCTAAACCTTCGTCGGAATACCAATCTGTGTATGAGTTTATCGATCAACAAGAACTTCCAGTCCACCATGAATATCATGATGATCGTCACAACTACAGAGATTATTCTCCTGAGCGAAGAGATAAGCACAGAGAAAGAATCATCGAAAAGCACTTTGTTGAACATCATAGAGAGCATAGAGATCCGGAAAGGATAATCGAGAAACACTATGTCGATGTTCACCAGGAGGAAAATAGAGAACCGGAGAGAATCATCGAGAAACACTTTGTCGATGTTCATCATAGAGAACACAGAGAACCGGAAAGGATAATCGAGAAGCATTATGTTGAACAACAGGATGAAGACAGAGTAAGAAGAATCGTACAAGACGAGATTGTATCTCATCAACAACCACATCATGAGAGATATTCACCAATAGAGAAACATCACGAACCAATTGTGGTGTGTTCAACATCTTTTGGGAATATGGACGATCTTCGTTTCGAGCTCAACGAGAAATTTACAACAGAGATTGGACAGGTGAAGAACGAGATCTTATCTGCTGTTCAATCACAGATCGATAATATACGTAACAACATTACATCTCAAGATGCTGTTCAACATCTTGAGAAACTTCATGTTGAAACACAGGAAAACTTGGAGTTCAAGATCAAGCAATGTACAGATCAATGCAATGAGTATGTAAACCAAAAGCTATTGGAGATCGAATCTTTGGTTGTAAATCTTCAGCAGAAGAACACAACACAAGCAGACCAAATAGCACAACTTCAAGATACAATTGCAAACAACCATGAATATCTGGTGAATCGCATCGATCACGTCTGTGCATCTCAAGAAGAAAAGCAGAACAATCACAGCAATGAGGAAATTCATGAACTTCGCAGAAAGATCGACTCTCTTGAGAGATCAGCACTTACTCTTACCAAGATGATCGAGAGAATCGTTCCAAATCTTAAGAATCGTGCTAACCAATAGATGTCCAACCAGGCATCAGCCAGACACTAATACAATGTAATGTTTCGGTGAAACATTACATTTAGAGCCAAATGTTTTATCTCATGAGAACAAAAGGATGTTTACAACCGTACCATATACAGACAACATTTCACGTGACAGAAACTACATCCCAAGAGCAAAGAATACAACATCGGTTGATCTTGTTCGAAGAGATCTCTTTACTGTAACTAATGTAACTCCATCTCCAGTTACAATGTTTACCCAAGATAACAACTTTGTACTTTCTGTTCCATTTGGAGATCGAGTATCAACACCAGAGATCCAGTCGATTGCTGAAAGATGGGCTAAGTTCGTATCTCTTAGCGATGTTTGTAAAGGTCTCTTGTCGATCTTGTATCCAGATGTTGAAACCTTTGTTCGCTCCAAAGATCATCCGTTGGAAGATTACATCATAGCTTACGATGAAGCAATGGGTGAAGAATCGATGGTAAGAGCAATTGGATATCGAATTGGTATTCATGTACCTCTTGATATCGAATTTCAAGCCGACGACATCTTCATCTCTAAACTTATGGATGTACTTGAGATCTTCCGTGGGGTTAGTACAGATACTCCAATTATTCCAGGTACAACAGATGTAATCTCGATAGAGAAGATGATCAACATCAACATCCCAGAGTTCAAGATGTTCCTTGAGAATGTAAATATTCCATACGATGAGACATTGTATCAGGATAGATTGTATCTTCTTGCTAATCTTGTTCGTACCGACTTCTATTAGCTATCGATCAACCAAAGAACAACTACCATTTAGCCGTTGATGGAAGAAAGATACATCTTCATGATCGAAGATAGATTCTATCAACAGAAGAACATTGGAGATAGATGCTTCTTCCTCGATGTATCTCGAGATAGTTCCAATCTGTCAGAGATAAGATATTTTGCTGTTAAACATTGGTGTAATCACACCAAAGTGTATTTTAGAAGATGTAGCTAAGAGCATATCGAACACGACTCCTGATGAAACCAAGTAGAGAGTGTTGCTCGTTATCATCAACAGGTTGAGGAGAATCGCAAATATCAATAGCAATGTCGGTATTAGATTCCATATTTATCTAGTAGGCTGCAAATATTCGATAAGAGGTCTCTCATTTGCAAGCTGTATAATATGGCTGTGAATGTTCTCTCGATGCTTCACGGTTGTTACAAGTTGCTTGATTGGCTTCTCGGTAATACGAAGATTAAGCTGTTGATATCTAGTAATATATCGTGTATGTAGCTTCTTAATCTTTGTCTTTAATCCACGTGTTTCAACGATTCTATCGTATGCTTGTTTGTATGTTTCGGATGTTGCCAATGTTTGGTTGACAAGATCAACATGTCCCCAAGTTGCAATTCTTCCAAAGAGACGTTGCCAATCTCTCTGTTCGTACTCTGTTGCAAGTTCTTGAAGTGGATCTTTATAACCAATACGTACAAGTTGCTCAATGCAGTTCATGAGAACCTTCTCAAGATAATAAAGAACATCGATAGGTTCGAATTCGTCTGTACCTGCTCTTTCAAAGTAAGTCTCTGGAAGTCTCATCTTCTTTCCTAGAAGCTGTTCGTTGTTCTTGACAATGACGTATTCAAGACGTTCACCGCTCTTTGCTGGTTTACCAATCTTCTCAAGTTCATCACCAAATACCTTCATGAAGTATGTTGGAGATTTATAATTTCCACCTAGAGTACGAATAATGGTAAGATGGTCGATAGGAACTTGTCCACGAATAAGATTCAGACAGTTGTTCCAGATAAGATCTAATGTCTCTGGAAGATCTTTACCAACCATAATGTTCATGAGAACTTGCTCGTAAACCGTTCTTTGGAATTTACAATTGTCACGACGAGCTAGAACGATACCCTTGTTCATGAAGATTGGTTTGCCACTCTCATCACGAAGATGTTCGTATGTCTTTGTATCGATCAACCAATAGCAATACTTCTTCTTTCGCAAACATAACATCGTTCCCCCCTTCTCGAACTCCATGTAAAGAGGTTTGGGAAATAGAGCACTAATCTCTTTCTCAAGCCTCTTCCCATACTCAATGCATTCTTGATTAGAGTTGACGAATGGAAGTTTAACCATTGTTGAGTCTGTATCATTGTATACAATCATCGCTCCTGGATATGTTTGCTTGAGATAATCGTTGCTTCTTCCAATAAGCATTCTACCCATTGCACAGATAACCATTGCTCCTTCTGGAAGAGGAAGCAGTCCACCATTCGCACCCAAGAAACCAAAGAAAGAGTTATTACTAACTTTCAGACCAAGTTGTCTCTTATCAGCCACTAAGTATGCAAGCTTCTCTTCATCTGTAAGATCTGGTCGAGGATTTCCATTTGCATCTTGAAGAGGCTTCATGATCTCCTTACGAACATTGTTACGTTCTGTGGTAAGATTCTCGCATAACTTTGGCAATAGCCCTTGTGGATACTTCATGAACTTGAACCTGAACTTCTTCATCTGCTTTGGCTTTACTGGCTGATCTTCCTCATCGTCTGATTCTGATCCATCATCGATAGAGTCTCCATCTTCTCCAGCGTCTTTGATCTTGCTTTCATCGATCTCCTCTTCCCATTCCAGTACGTGACACTCTTCATCTGGTATCTTATCCATAAGTTCGGGAGGAACAAGAGTCGTAAAGCAGATATTAAAAGCACGGATGATGGATGGATATAGAGAGTTAAAATCAAGACATATCACGTGCTCGTATCTTCCAGGTATCGGTTCATACACAAATCCACCACTAAACTTCTCAACGGTTGTTACTCTCTTATCGATTACAACTCCATGATCTACTGCAATGTTGTAAAGTTGCGATAAACAACGAATCTGCTGACCACGTGTAAAGAGATCAACGATAGTTACACCAACAATGTTAGAAAGTTCAACCATACCTACCCATTGATTTGTCTTCTCCTTGATGTCTAGAACCAGCACCGAATCTTCATCGCAATAATCTGCAACTTTCAAGATATTCATGACTGCTTGATGAATAGCATCTGGAGCATTATCAACGATATCTTGCAATGATGGATCTTGAGAGATTAACGAGAAAGGATCGTTGTCTCTTCGTGCTCTTTCCGTGTGTTGACCTTTAGTTGCTTTACATTGTTGATAGATATCACCCCATCGCTGATTTGTTGTTGGTTCGATCTGGTTACATGCCCAGTTAAACTTCTCGTAATAAGCAAACATCTGTGCAGCCTTAACATCGTGCTTTCCACGCTTGAGAAAGTGCTTCGATACCGTATCAAGATCGTATTTTGGAAGCTTATAATCACGACGAATTACAGGAAGCATGTCGATGTTGATTCTTCCATCCATCATCAAGATGTTAAGTTGTTGATGACCATATGCAGATGAACTCCATTCCTTGCTCATCATGCGAGATGGACGACCCTTAAGACGTCCCATGTTCTCCCATTGTTTGTTTCTTCTTTCCAAGCGATAATCAAGATATGGGTAATCGAAGCCGAAGATGTTGTATCCAGTGATGACATCTGGATCCTCTTCTCGCATAATCTTTGCAAATGTGTTACAAAGCTCTGTCTCAGACCGAACATTGTATACTTGTGTTGAATCAAAGCTAGGTAGATCTCCGAGATATATCTGGTATTTCTTCCGCGTCTCTGGATGCTTGTACTTCTGGCAAATTATAGATATCATGTAAGCAACATGTTTAGCTTTGTATTTGTTGGGGAAGATACGAGCATCGTCTGAATAGGTCTCGATATCGATCGACATGATCTTAGGATAAGTTGCCCATGTTTTGGTAATGGTAGGATCAAGAGGACGAATATTCGTCCATTGGCAGATGTATTCCTGTTCGATATTCGAGATCTTCTCTCCTTCTTCGACTGGTGTTCCTTCAACGTTAAACCATTGCGAATATCCACATTTGGTCAAAGTTAACATCTTACGTACAGGGGTGATACTCTCTTCCCACATCTTACATGCAATGTTACCTAGTCCTTCGATCTTGTGTGGCTTATCGAGAAGAGATTTGCACTTGTACATTGCTGCTAAAGTTGGAAAGAAAGCAAACATCATCGGATACTTCCTATTCTGTCTGTAGTAGTACAGCTTCTTCATGTGCTTGAGATATGCCTTCTCTGGCTGACTATCTCCAAGCTTATTTGCAAGCCATGTGCGAAAGATACCAAACTTGTGTGCATTCCATTCGAAGTACCTTCCACCAACAATCATTGGAAGTTCAAGATAGCATAATACCGGGAAGTTCTCGAATCTTAACAAAACAGGCTTTGAATCTCGATCTAAACACCATGCACGTATCGCGAGATGATCTGTCTCAACACAATCTTCATAATCCCAATTATAAGCATGGACGGTTAAGTTCATTTCACGCTTCTTAAAGCGTTTTTCCTTTTCACACTTATCTGGAGTGTGAAAAGGATGTTGTTTGCTAGAGCAGCTCTTGTCGATCTTATGGAAAATTTAGATGGCACAACGCAATATGCTGGAATTATCCCAGTGACAAAGATAAACAAAGTACGATACTGGCTGCTGACTTCGGATAAAAGTTCAATTCTCAGTGATTTTGGTTGTTTTTCAGATGGATGTTCTATCTATCGAACGATCTTAGATAAGCTTGAATCGATATCAAGCTCATTGGCATATGTTGTTCATCGAAGTATTCGACTTCACCCAGAAAGAATCATGGTGTGGAGAAAACGTATCCCTGATAAGTACTATCCAATAGATAGCTTTCTTGTCTTCGTTCCAATTCCTCCACTAAGAAGAATCACGGAAGAGTTCAATGCTAAACAATCTTTGAATATAAACTCAGAGATTGGATCTATCCGCTGGTGTCAACCGAGAAGCATCTTTCATCCAATGAACTTGCAATATCTCTCTGCCGAACTTCTGTCTTTTGTTAATTTTTGGAGATAGATAAAAATTCGCACCGTAAAAAGATTCCAGTTAACATAAAATGTCAACAGGACCAACAGGACCAACCGGACCAAGAGGATTACAAGGACCACAAGGATTTATCGGTCCACAAGGTATTGCAGGATCAACAGGAGCAACAGGACCACAAGGTATTCAAGGAGTTACCGGACCACAAGGTATTCAAGGAGTTACCGGTGACACTGGTCCAACAGGACCACAAGGTATCCAAGGATTTACTGGAGATACAGGACCAACTGGACCTACCGGACCAGAAGGATTACCTGGTTTGCCAGGTATCGAAGGTCCAACCGGACCAGCAGGACCAACAGGAGCAGTCGGTCCAACAGGAACATTAGCAACAGCAATCTTATCAGCAATTAACGGTACAGCAACATTAGTAGCTGGAGATACCAGTGAACCAGTTGTTGATTATGTAACTGTCGCAGATGTTGGTGGTGGTACTTTCATCCCATCAGCAGGTGTCTATATTGTTCCAGCAGATGGATACTATGATATTAGCGTTGGTGGAGATCTTACAACTCTTGCTCTTGGAGCAGATACCACTTTAGATATTCTTGTTAATGGAGCACCTGTTGCAGAAACATCAACAGGATTGCTAACAACTCTCATTGGATCACAGAATGCAAACTTGGAGATTATTATCCCATTGGCTGCTGGAAGTGCTGTGAGTGTTGCTATTAGCTCAAATGCTGCATTGGTTGGTACTACAGCAACTAATGTTTACCTCAACGTTCTTCGTGTTTTGTAACTTTCTCCTTAATTGGAATTAGCATTGGTGTGACTAATCACACCAATGTTTGGATGCTAACATTCGAGTTAGGATCTAATTTAGAGTTTGTTGAATGTTCAACACCAACGTTGATCTTCAAGATCTGGATATTAGATCCAATGGACATTAGTATGTTACTCAAGACATACTAATGTATAGATGAAGATATTAGCAAGGATCAACGCGAAGATGTATTTCAGGATGTCGTTGATAAGTATCTTGAACTTTGGAATAAAGTTGTAACCACCAATCAGGATCAGGATAGATACGACGAAGAAACACTTGTTGTTGATTAGTACAATATACAAGATAATCACACCAAGATCGACCACTAATAGCAAGGCATGTTTGAATTTGGCTGTAGTGGGAATCTGGAGTTGCATCTCTTTGGTTAAGAGATGGATCTTGAAGACAAGCATAAGGTTGCTGTGGACATTTAATCTCAAGAAGACCGTCGTCGTTAACAAGACCATCTGGAGAACCACCGATACCAAGATCGAACTTGGGAACCATTAATCCAACTTCTTGGACTTGATATCCTGTGTACTTTTCATACCATTGTCGAGCTTCTGGCTCGGTAATGACACCATGTTGCATTCTCTGTTTGGATCTTTCATCTGGTTCTTGAGGATTTGCAAGTTGGAATAGATAAGATTCTGGATAATATGCTGATGAATGGATGCTTGATGCTGTGATTCTTCCTTTACGATGAAGGAACCAATCTTCGGTTCTTTGGTCTGCCAATGATAGCCAGTAGCGTCCACAATCCTTCCATCCTTCCTTCGTATCTTCTGTTGATTGTTCCATTGATTGTTGGGCAGACATCTTGTATGGTATTACGATCTCTTTACGATAGAAACAACACCTTCATCAAAAGAAACTATCTCAGAATCGTCAGGGACAGATGCAATTTGGATATCTTGAGCAGGAAGAGTTGTTAATGTCCAACTTTGGGCTTCATGCAGAACATCACGAAGTTTAGATGTAAAGTGGGTGATATCATCGATAGATACAATCTCGTAGATGATACTAAGATCAGGAAGAACGTAAATTTGGGAATCTCGATCAGGGAATGCTTGTTTATATGCTAACTCAGCAGCAATTTGGACTTTAGGTCTATCTTGGAGAGTATATTCAACAGTGGGAACAGTCTTAGCAATGAGAGATTCGGAATGTTGCAATCGATCAAGGTTCTTTTGTATCCATGCTTTGGGTGTAAATCCAACTTGGTCAGGAACAAAGATCCGAACAACTTCTGGGAAGATCTCAACTGTGCTTTGAAGTGCTTCTGCAAGAGTAATTAGGGAGACAAGTTGGATCTCATCTGGTGTTGGAATAACATATGCTCCTCGTGTTCTTGCTGATCTTGCATCTAACTCTATCCAACGAAGCAATTCATCACCTCGAGATCCAACTTTGGTAAATAGCATTCCATTAAGTTCTCGTACCATCTCTGGTTGATTTGGAAGAACCGTCCAATAGAGAAGATCAGCAGAGATCGGTTGCCATCCGACAATATCTTGCAGAGGTATCTGTCCAACTATCCATGAATATTGGGATGAAGATCGATAGATACGACCGTTATCTTGCATTGGAATAAAGACAACCAATCGATCACCAGGGACTACTTCGTAGTGGATCTGTACATTCAAGATCTTAATTTGGAGAAGATATTCAACCATTCGATGAACGCTACGCTGAAGACCACCAAGAATATCTTCAATGGAAGAATCTTCCTTTGGTGCTTTGATTTGGCTTTCCATGATTGTAAATGCTATTGGAATCTCTCCAATGGTTGATATTATGTTGTAGATGTTAGGATTTGGCACTTGAGACACAATGTAGCTATACAAGATTCTTCCCTGATCTAATTCTTCCATCGTGGAAGATACAGGATGTGCTTGTTCCAACATTGCAATAACATCGGATGACGGTTGATTAGATACCCATGAGTAGAGCTGCATTTTCGTTCGATGAGATTATTTCTCATCGAACGTTGAATTATATTACCTTTGATAGAACTTGTAAGTTCCCATATCTGTAGGTGACAACATCATCACCAACATCAGTGGATAGAACATCAACGTTGGGTTCAAGATATGTAACAAAGGTAACTTCAACATTGGGAAGAGTTCCAGATTGGATAGAATCAACGATGTTTGCAAAGTTTCGAGCTTCTTCTAATGTTTCAACATCGACAATGGCTTCAGCATCTTCGAATCTTATGTTGGGAATTTGGATTGCAAGTTGGTGCTGTATCTGCCATTGTTTGTCTCTGAGAATTCTCACACGTATATCTTTATCTCCTAGCAGACGAGAAGATAAGAAAGCTTGGATATCTGGGGCAAATCGCTGGTCTTTCCATGTTGGAAGATATAACCCTGATCCTCCAACTACTAATGTTGATCCATTGCTGCTCATGGTTAGTTGTTGGTCAGAGAGCAACCATTGTTGTTGAATATCATGAGCACCGAGAATAGCACCGGCAAGATAAAGAGAGCGAATTTGGCGTTCGGTCTCCATGACAAGATAGTTATACATCTCAAGAAAACTTGGAAGTTGTGTGGATAGCTTCCCAGTCTCAAGCAAATCATAGCCAGTGAGATTTACATAAAGTCCATATGTTGAAAGAGTAAGTTGGATAGGAGGATAACGATCGGAAGTTTGGAGCTCTGAAGCAAGATCCGAACCTCGTTCACCGTCGTAATAGGGATCAGCCATTTGGTCAGTGGATACTCGATCAAAGGTCTCACCAACACGAGAGAAAGCATCTGTATATCGTTGAGGAAGAAGACGAATATAAGGAAGAATCTGCTTGACAAAGATGGTTGGAATAGGAGTACCATCTTCAAGAGTTGTCTGATTATTCCATGTGTAAAGAAGAAGCATCTTAGGTGTCTTACTGGTAATTTCATCTACCCGACGTTGAATACGTATCTCCTGATCTTTGGTAATTTGGATATAGTCACCACCGATGATTGGAACTACCATAACTACCATTCTGTCATGAATTGGTGTAGTTGGAAGTTGGATATCAACATCATGATCGACGACATCTTGCAAATATGGAAGCAGTTGGCTTCTTAGTGCAAATAGATCGTAAGGAGTGTATGTAATATCTGGTTCTTGAGCACATCTCGAAGATTCAGACACTATTGGATAGCTGTAAGGTGTAGAAATAGGCATTCTTTTCATGAAAGCATAAATCTTCTTGCAGAAAGTAAAAAGATGTGGCAAGAGCGTGACTCGATTGTACTTGATCGTATCCAAATTACCGGAACCTTAGATGTCCATACACCGCTTTGCGTTCTTCTGGAAATTGCATCTGCTCATGGAATCCGATATTCGTCAAGATCTGCGGAAGAGACAGACTTTGCCTGGAGACTCATGAGAGAGATTGGGAGAACTCCAACCGTAACTATCTCTCCTCAAGATCCAACTTGCCATCGAGCAATAGCAAGATTTATAAATTCTGGGTGTGAATGGACCTTACCACGACTCGGGAGAGCATTCGATCATCTGTTGGGATTTTATTCATGCTCTGATATTGCAGCGAAGATCAAGGATAACTTCGAAATTGGACAACAAACACAAGAATATCTCTACAGCATGAATGCATGTATCTTGTATGCTGCTTGTAGACAACTTGGAGTTCGAACATCGATAAATACAACCATCGAAGAGATGGCAAGAATGGTACGACTCTCGAAATACTCATCTCGAGAGTTGTCTCTAACTCTAAGTTCCCAATTACAGAATCTTAGTCAAGCAACATTGCTTGAGATTGCTCTTTTGGTTGGATCTCCAATACCAACCATGAGTTACACACGACTTGAGCAATATGGTGAAGAACTTCAGCAATCTGGTATCCTCAATCGAGATATTGGACTTGGCGATGATCCTTCAAAGGCAATTGCATATGCTGCTTATCTTTACAATGTTGATATTAGCTCCAGTCTCTCTCCTTGTCTTGCTTATCAACTGGTGAAGAATGGTGTTGGTCATGAATATCCTCGTCTTGATCGTTGGTTTAATCACCATCTTCCATCCAGCATATACAATATAGAATGTTTACATTCTCTTCTTATTCGTGAAGGACAACCTGCTGTTCGTGATCGACAAGTTGCATATTCACAGCTTGTTGATATCCAACTTTCCGATACTTTCTATCTTTGCTCTGAAGTTTTGGATCCCAAGTTCTCCTCCGATGTTACTGCTATCTACATGCTTGATCTCGCAGATATTCCCAAAGATCAGCTGATTGGATATGGAATTCGAGATCGTCCGATGATTGCATTTACTATCGATGAACTTGAGACAAGCTTTCGTACCAATGTAAGCTTTGTTAATCCCGGAACAACAACAGGAACGGTATTTTCGGAAACATCGCTTCTTAAGTTGGAAGCTATTTGCAGATCTTCACCCAGAGAAGAGTTTACAAGATTGCTATCAACCATCGAGTCTGTAAGACGTGTTCTTCGTAGCTGTTCTTCCCAACAACAAGAATTCCTTCGTACTTATCAGCGTCTTCCTGATACAGAACAACATCTTGTTGTTGAAACTTTCCAAAGTTTACATCGTCTTGCTATGTATATGCGTGGATGGGATGGTGAAAATCCTGTACTTCCTATCGTTTATGCTCCAGTTGACAATCAAGATGCAGTCGATATTAAAGTTACCGAAGGTCTTTCCGACTTCGATGACCGTATCTTACAACTCTCAACCATGAAAGATACTATCTTGGATCTTCCTGTCATGAGATATCGTGGTGGTACTATCCAAGTTGCTTCTCCTACTACTCCTGGTTGTACTATTCGTTCTCGATTGGATCTTGTTCGTCAAGGTCCTGAAGCACAAACTATCGATTCTTGTATTCGTATGACTTCTAATTGGCTTGCTGCTACTTCCCACGTTTATCTTAATCTCTTTGGTTGTGCTCCTGACTATGATCTTACTACCATTCGTGATATTTCTTGAACTTTGCTTCTTTCAACATTGGAATCAACGATCGATTCCAATGTACCCTTCTATCCAAAGATAGATTCCATCTTTGGTATCTTTCCCAATGAATAACATCTCCATGGTCTACAAACACAACAAAGATACAAGCTATCTTCACCCGAAAGATACAAGCTATCTTTGTTGATAATAACGAACAACGATGTAACGGAAGGTTGGATCTTTATCTTCGAAAGTTATAACATTGGGTGGATAGACTCCAATGTTTGTTGTCGATGAATATCTCAACGAAGATCGATGCTATCTTCGACAACAAACATTGCAATGTAGATAGATTCCAATGTTACAACTTTCGAAGATAAAGATAGAACTTTCTATCTTTGTCTCCTGTGATTTTGGTGAAGATACTACCGATATTCAACAACAAACATTGGAATGTAGATAGATTCCAATGCTATTCAAGATCAACCGAAGAGATGCAAGCTATCTTCTGTAAATAACATTAGAAGCTATCTTTCGGTTAAGGATAGTGTCTTCGATGAAAGATACAAACATCTTTGTATCTTTCGATGAACAACATCTCCATAATTCACCACATCTTTTGTCAACGATAGACTCCATTGTTGCAATTTACAAAGATCCAACTTTGGTAAACATTGCATTCCGATGATCTTTGCTTGTATCTGTTGGAACTTATCTACACTCCAACGTTTACAAAGATACGAACTTTAACATTCTTCGATTAGAGAACGACAAGATGCCCAAGGAACTATCCTTGTTAAATAACAACAACATGTTGCTAAGATACAAACGATAACGAACGACAAACATTGGAGTGTAGATAGATTCCAATGTTGAAACTTTCGAAGATCTAACCTTGTGTTACTCTCCAATGTTGTTCGTGATCTTTACCTGTATCTTTCCAATTTGCTTGTTATCTTTGTTGAAGATTAGAGAAGATACTACCGATCTTCAACGAAGATACTACCGATCTTCAACGAAGATACTACCGATCTTCTCCAAAATCACAGAAGATAGAGACAGAAACATCTCTCGTTGAATGCTAAAACATTGGAGTGTAGATAGATTCCAATGTTTGTCGTAGATGCTTACGATCTTCTGTGAGATTATCTTTGTAGTAGATTCCAACAACAAACATTGGAGTGTAGATAATCTCCAATGTTATTCAGGATCAACCGAAGATCGTTTGTGTCTTCTTTCGACGATAAACATTGGAATCTATCGTCGATTCCAATGTTTGGCAAAGATCCAACTCTACAATAGATGCAAGTATCTTTCAACAACAAACATTGGAATGTAGATAACAGCGATCTTCTGTAATTTCAGAGAAGATAACTCCAATCGAAGGATCTTTGTAGATATTGGAATGTGGATAGATACAAACAAAGATCATGAATACCTTCGAAAGATTCAACATTGGAATGTGGATAGACTCCAATGTTTGTTGTCGATGAAAGATAAGAAGATCTCTGTATTTAACGATGATTAGCTACATCGTTACGATCTAACAAAGATACAAGCAAAGAACATTGGAAGATAGAAAGTATCTTCTTCGACAAACATTGGAATGTATATCTCCAATGTTTCAACTCCCAATTTGCAAAGATCGTTAGTATCTCCAATGTTAGAACAAAGAACATCTCTGTGGATTACAAAGATGTTCTTTGGCAAACTTCAGCAAGGTCGACGATCTTCTCTGTTTACAACATTGGAATCAAGAATAGATTCCAATGTTTACATTGTTGTAAACAGAGAAGATCCAATGTTTCCAGCAACTGACAAATATTGGATAACAACAGAAGCTCTTTGGTTTTATAAGTAGTAGGTTAGAAGACCCGTGGCGTCGCCCAGGCACAGTCCGACTTCTGAAAGCGAATTATCTGTACCATACTAGCCATCCAAGGATGGTTCAATCCGGGTATGCTCAGAGTGCGCGGGGGAATAACTTACGATCTTCATTCAGTGTTCCAAAGTTAATCACTGGAAGTTTGGGATTGGATAACAATCTATCATCGGTATTTTGGTTGAGAGATAGATAGCTATACAACCACCCAATTTCCAGATTTCAAGTGATTAGTGGAGGTACAATGTGAGTTTGTGGTATCGATGTGTGTTGTGATTTTTCATGGAGTGTATTTTGGGAATTTGGGAGTGGTTGCCTGGGTTCTTGAGATACATGACATGTTAAGTTGCTTCACCAACGAGATCGATACATGTTTCTAGAGGTGTCTGGATAGCTTGTAAACTATCTAGAGGTCTAGATGTGGACGTTAAACTTTGCCCCGCTGTGAAAGATCAGTGAAAAAATGTGTGTGATCAGGGAACGTAAGCTCTGGCTGATTGTCTATTATATCTATGTTTGGGACTTGAAACTATCTATAAAAAAGAAATACCACTCTGTGCTTCAGAGTGGTATTTTACACCAAGATGCAACTATGTTTGGATCTACATTCATGTGTACATTGTTATCTCAGCACAAATCTATCTTCTCTGATCCATTCAGGAAAGATATCTAACATTGTGGACCATCAAGATCTACAATGTATTCGTTGACAGTGTTAGATATCTATTGTTGATGTTGAAGATACTATCGATCTTTGGCATTGTTCCGCACGTAATCATGAAAGATAGCATCCATTGTTATCTTCTGTTGCAATGTAGATACTAACGATTTCCAGTGTTGTACATCTTTGTTGATAGCAACCATCAACAAAGATCCCAGAATAAAGTTCGGAATATCTTCACCAAAGTTGTTTACTTTGGTTATTAACGTAGATCAAAGTAACATCTATCCTAATTAGCAAAGATCAGCATCTTTAACATTGCTGTCTTATTGGCAACAACAATGTATCTTGGGAAGGTCTCAGAGATAATCCAATCTTGCTTGTAGATAATATCTATCTTTGAGATCAACGTAAACATTGTAGATCTTGATAGGTTGTATCTTTCCTGATTATCTTCAAGGTTTACATTGCTAACATCTGTAAGATAGGATTATCTCTGAGTCCAATCGGGAAAGATCTCTGTATCAACGATCTTCAAGATATAGATTGCATCTTTGTTCTTGATAGTTACGATCTCTGTATCTGTAAGATTCCAACATTAGAACAGATACAAGCAATATCTTCTCTGGAGCAATCAGGAAAGATACCATCGAAGATACCAACAACATCTTCGATTTATCTCAGAGAATGTTGTTTGATGCTATCACCAAAGAAGATATTTAGCATTGTGGTTGAAGATAGGTTGTATCTTCCCTAATTATCTCTGACAAGATCTCCAATATCTACATTGTTACGATCAAAGAAAGATACAATCTATCCTAATCTACATTGTTGTTAATGTGTAACAACAATGCTAAACATCTTCGATGTAGATCCTCAAGATCAAGATAAGTTGTATCTTTCCTAATTATCAGCAACCGATGTTAATCATGAAAGATAGATCCAACTCTCGAGATAGTTTGTATCTTCTCTGGAGCAATCAGAGAAGATAGTTTCTTCCTTGAAGAAGACATCGATAGACCCAAACTTTGTATCTCTGACAATGTCTCCAATATCCACATTGTTAGAATGTAACTTCATGAAAGATAGCATTGTCCTGATGTTCTAAACGACATTGTAGATGATCAAGATCTACAATGTTATCTTTGGTGGTATCAACAATAGCTATCTTCCGAGAAACAAAGAAAGGTACAATGTTATCTTTGGTATCTTTATTACAACAATGTAGATCTTGTCTGGGTCCAATCAGGAAAGATCCAAAGTTAGCTTCCAACAACGTTAAATGTCCATCTCCAAGATGGTTAGGATCTATCTTCTCTGATTGCTCCAGAGAAGATATTGCTTGTATCTGTTCCAACGTAATTAAGAAGATATCTTCCATCTTGGATGTATTTAACATCGTTGTGAGTGTAGAACAACGATGTATCTTAGCTATCTACGATGTTTATCTTTCTCGATTCTTCTTCTGGGTAAAGATACAAAGTTACAGTCCAACAATGTAGATAGTATCTATCTTCGAGGATAATTAGCAAAGATAGATACTATCTTCAACAGAGAAGATCTTCGATAGATACATTGTAGGTTGGAGTTCGTGATTATCTCCGGAGACGAGATACAAACTCCATCTGTGACAAAGTTTGTATCTATCGGTAGAGAAGATACCAAGCATCTCTGTTCGAAACATTGTAGATGAGGGTCTCCAAATACATTGTTGTCGTTGATGACAACAATGTTAATATCTTCGATGTTTACATCTGTAACTATCTTGAGTTGCCAAAGATCCATTGTTGGGATCTTCATCCAATGTTTGTTTTGTTGGTATTTATCGATAGATCGTATCTACACTCTAACAATGTAAATAGCAAAGGTAGATTGTATTTCAGAGAAGATAGCTATCAACAGATACATTGTGGATGTTGAAGATCTTCAACGAATAACTGGGAAAGATACAATGTTATCTTCTGTGAAGTCGTTGTTAACAATGTAGATTCCACGGATCTTCTCTGATCTAAAGATGCGAACTTTAGCATTGTTGTTACTGTAGATTAACAACAATGTATCGATAGAGGGATAGTAATCAATGGTAAACTTTGTATTTATCTATGAAGATCTTCTTCCAGGATGTAACTATCTTCTCTGAAACAATCAGGAGAGATATAACCAGCATGAAGTTCAAGATAACAACGATCTATCTCAAAAGATAGATCCAAAGATAGTTTGTATCTCTCATGCTTAACATCGATCACAGATACAACTTATCTTGATCTTTGGATCTATCTTCTCTGATTACGTCAGAGAAGATATTACCTGTATCTTGTAGATGTTGATCGTATCTACAAGATGAGATCTTTGGTGTCCAAAGATACTTACTGCTACCAGAGAACTTCCATCTTGGACGTATTTAACATTGTTGTTCTACACTAACAACAATGTATCTTGGATTATCTCTGAGATAGCATCTATCGTTGAAGATAAGCAAGATCTTCTGTATCTATTCACGGAGGATAACATGTATTTACATTGCAAACAACGGATCTTTGGTGGAATCTTTGGTAATTCGAGATGTATCTACCAACAACATGAAAGATACAAGCTATCTTCCTTATCTATCATAGAAGATAAGGAAGGTGTTCCATGATCCAATCAGGAGAGATATTTAGTATCTGCATCTTCGAGATCTATCACAGAACAAAGTTAGATATCGTAAGGCTTCTGTGTTGATAGTATCTATCTTGATCTACAACGTTTCAAAGTTGGATCTTTGTTACAACTTTACAGAAGATAAAACCAAAGTTTATCTTAAGATCTGTGTTGCTTAACTACATACCGGTGGGGAGCTTATCTGCACCTCAAGATAGGTTGTAACTTTCAACATTGGATGTTCTTATTGGTAAGAACATCGTAGATTCCAGCTATCCACAATGTTGTGATGAAGACAATTTGTATCTTCCCAATTGCGTCAGAGAAGATGTTATCTCTGTTAGGAACATTGCTGTTATCGATAACAGCAATGGTAATATCTTCGATACTTACATCTATATCTATCTTGAATTAACGAAGATCCACACTATTGGGATCTTCATCCAAGCTTTGTTTCGTTGTTGGTATCTATCGCCAATAACAACATTGTAGGCAATGAAGATCTACAATGTTCCAACTTTAAAACATAGACAGCTATCTTTGTAGAAGATCTTCTGTATCCACAATGTAACTTTACAGAAGATAACATCGTATCTATCCCGAGATGCAAAGTTGGATGTTATTAGCAAGAACATTGTAGATCTTCCATAAAGATAGGTTGTATCTTTCCTGATTATCTCAGAGAAGATCTAGTGTTAACAAAGGATGATAGTGCAAACATTGTAGATTGCAAATATCTAGATCGTGCTAGGGAAATAAGCAAATCGCAACATTCTAACAATAAATACGAACATCATAAAAAGAGAGGTTAACAACCATCGTGGATTATTGTAACGAACACTAGTTTTCCAGCCTATTAAGATCCACATGGTAAGATTTATTATCCAATATGCAAGAAGTTGGTGTGAATATTGCCCCATACATGCTGCTTCCGTAGCTACTAAGAACCCATCGTTGAGACCCAATATCGAAAATAGAAGTCCTTCGTGTCTTTCAGCTTCTTGTTTGTTCATCCTTTGAACTATCGATTGCTCTTGGATATTCAAGTATCAAAAATAAACATCGAATGTTCGTTAAGCAAACATCACAGATCTTCTGTGATGTTTCCATGAAGATAAACAAGCCATCCGATATTCCAACGATGAACAGATATGAAATCTTTAATTAAGTGAGAAAGATAGATGCGCTTTAGGACGATAATACAAGCTATGTCAGTACGAAAGTTTGCAGACCAACACACATTCTACGTAATCAACAAGCATCTACCAGCATCCGATTTAATAAGAGAGGTTGGATATGTTATCAAGAATGCAATAAAGAAGATTAAGCCAACACCAACAGTAAATACAGAGATGAAGTTTAACCAAGTTACAAACAAAGCAGAGGAGAATCAAGGATTTGGATATTTATGGGTGAAAGATCCACAAGCATACCATCTATTGGCTGGAAGAAACATAGATGGAACAGAGAGAATACAACAAACAACGATAGGTAATCCAGATGAACTTCAACAACAAGCAGAAGCAGAAATCGACAAACTTACACTTGATACATATGTTGATACCAACGGAAGATCAAGATGGACACCAACAGCATGGGCAGATCTTGAGGAGAAAGTAGATATCATCAAAGCCAGATATCAGCCAAAGATAGATACAATCAAGCTTCCATCTCTTGTAAGCTTCGACAAGATCATCAAGAAAGTTAAGGAGTTTACACTTACACCAATGTTAGTTAAGGAAGTCGATCCAAACTTTGCTCCAAACATCCTTCGTTCTTCACCAGGAACACCAATTCCAAGCTTTGTAACTTGTTCCCAACTTCAGCAAGTCTTTGCTGGTTATTCCAAAGATACCAAATATCCAGAGGTAAGCATTAATAAGAACCAAATGGCATTTGTAACTTTCTCTCGAGCAACAAGAGAAGCCCAATTTGCACTTCTCATGAATACCAAAGTTAACTTTGCTGATCGTAATGGGAAGAAGCATACTGTTGTCTTTGTTCATGCTTACAAACGTTGATCGATCTACCAATTAGATTAAGCTAATCGTAGACAAAATATCTCTCCACACGGAGAGATATTTACAAAAAGAAGAAGAGATCAAGCCACAACATACCAAACGCCTTCATGAGATTGGTATGTAGCTCTGTCTGACTTAGAGATCGTCTTCCCAGTTGCAAGTTTATCTGGATCTTGAACACGAATCTTAACTTCCTTAGATCCAATGTTGACAATATCTATCCTTGCAGATTCGTTAACAATCCCCAATGGTGTTCGATATGCTACAGAACGAGATTTTGGCAAAGTAAGAGTTAGAGATCCCGAACTTGTATCAGCAAGGATTGTTTGAATGCCATTTGGAATCGTCATGTTGCTATTTGTCTTCATGATGGTTGATTTCTTCTCTATCGATCCTAAGTTACATCTTGGATCAGCATACCATTTGCCATTTGCGTGAATGTAGAATTGTCCACAATGTCCATCCACAAGGATATCTCCATCTCTGACAGTAATTCCTGTTCCCAATGTTACTTCCTGTATCTCAGCATCGAGCTTATTTGGTGTAATGCTGTAGAAGATCATGTTCTCCTTATCGTAGAACAAAGTTACACGATCGACTTTGTTCTTCTTCCACTTTCCATTCATGTATCGATAGATACCATCTCCAGCTACTAATGCATGTGGCTCTGATCCTCCATCTTGTGGAAGAAGATCTACTCCTTGATATACTGCTCCTGAACATCCTACGTATTGACAGTATGTGAATGTTCCTCTGATTCCTTGTTGTCCTGGTGGACCTTGAGGTCCTACTGGTCCTTGTACTATCTTTGGTTCTGGATTCATCCATATATCGTCTGATAACACTCCCATTCCGCTTGTTGAACCAACACCATTCAAGGTTGGTCCGATGTTATGTCCAATGTTGTTTATTCCATTGCTAATCATCGGTTGTACCATTGTTCCGATGTTTGCAACTGTTGATCCCATTACCGATCCAACGTTAGATCCTACCATCGATCCAATTCCTGATCCGATAGAAGGTCCAAATGTTGGTTCTATCATCGCTCCTGCTACTGCTCCCATTGTTGATCCTACTACCGATCCGATGTTGGATCCAACATTCGATCCGATATTACCGGATCTAACGCTAGAAGATCCGGTAGATGTGCTAGACATGGTAGACGTGGTAGACGATGGTTGGAAAGAAACCAAACATTGCTCATTAGGACACAACGAAAGAGCACTTACGGTAAAGATAGTATGTTTATCATCCGATCCAGAGTTCTTTGCTAAAGCAGCAAGGATCGGAGGGATATTCTTCTTCTTATCGATGTAAACTCGAACATCGATAGTATCATCCTGACCGATAAGAAGCTCGTATTCGAATTCCGAAAGTCCCAACGTCTCAAGCTCTTCGACGATAATAGATGCTTTGTCTGTATAACTCATCTTTAGATATGGAAGGAAAATATCTTATCGATCCCTCTGTCCAGATGGAGTTCGTGATCTTATCTATCCACGTCTGGATAGATAAGAGCTAGTTAGAGTTCAAGGATATCTTTGGAAGGGATAGAGTTCCATTCCTCGATCTCTTGAAGTTTTTGCAAGATCATGTTGATCTTTGGATGAACTTCTCTTGATAGATATTCTTCGATACGATCATCTACCAATGTTGTAATTTTCGATATTTGGTCTTCTGTAAGATCCTTGCTGAGTTCTTTGGTAGTAAGATTACCACCAACAAGTCCATTGGAAATGGTATCGATAAGATCATCGCCAAATAGATCATGTGCAATATTTGCACGTACTTTAGATGGTTGTTTGGCTGGTTGTTTCTTTGTTAAAGAATGAACATCCAAGAGCTCAAGCAGAGGTTCTTCTCTCTTCGACTGTTCTTCTCTCGGTGGTAACTTTTGCACTCTTTTAGCTGTTCTCTTCTGGTACATCCTTTAAGGATAAGTTTGAGTTCCTTTAGCATGACAAACAATGGTCGATAACAAAATGGGAATTAAAGATCTTTCCAAGCTTTACGATATTGCACCAGGAGCACAAGGAACCATAACAATCGATAAATTCAGAGGAAGGAGGATAGCTTTCGATGCTGGAACATGGATGTCTGCATCTTGGTCATCAGCATGTAAAGAGTACATTGAAACACATGATATTCTTGAGACAGAGATCGATCACCAGAAGATAGTTGGGTACTGGATACATAGATTGCAATTATTCGTTAACCAATTCCTTAACCTTGATATTACTCCTGTGTTTGTGCTTGATGGAAAGGCTCCTGAAGATAAGACAGGAACCAAAGTCAAGAGAAGAGAAACAGACAGAAAGAATCGCCAAAAGTACGAAGAACATCGTGATATGCTTCTTGACACAGATCCACTTCTACGTACAACAGAAGCTACCAATAAACTTGCAACTCTGATGAAGAACGCTAAGATGATACCATACCCAGATCCATCTTTACTTCCAGGTATTCTTAGTGGTGCTGGTATTCCATGTCTTCAATGCAAAGAAGAAGCAGAACGTCTTTGTACAGCACTCGCAAGAGAAGGTTGGGTATCTGCTGTATATTCAACAGATACCGATAATTTAGTTCATGGTTGTCCACTACTACTCACAGAGCTCAAGAGTAGTACATTTAAGTACGTATCTCTTCCTATTCTGCTTAGTGGATTGGGATTAACACGAGAGCAATTTGTCGATGTTTGTATTACTGCTGGTTGTGATTACAACACTAACATGCCTCGTATTGGAATTAAGAGAGGTTATGATCTTGTCCGTAATCATGGATCTATCGAGAACTACCCAGAGAAGTACGATATTTCATGTTTAAGACATGCTCATTGTCGAGAGTTGTTTGCTCCAAAGAGTTCTCAGGAACTTACCGATGATCCAATCTCTCTTGAGACACTATCTATCAACAAAGATATTTTCGAATTTGGATCAAGAGACATTCTTGAATCTTATGGGGCTGAGGGATGGATCCAGAACCTTGTTTCTTATTTCCCAATGATGTCTCAACCAAAGAAGAATCTTCCAGCTATTCAGGTGAGAACTATCAAGATTCGAGTAGTTTAACCAAAAAAAACAACACAATGTACAATAGCTGTACATTGTGTGATGATCTTACAAAGGACCAAGACATCGACGACAAGATGCAGAATAAACATCAAGACCACCAATGACGATCTTTGCAGGTCCAAGATCGCAATTTCTACGTGTGAATGGAGCAAGAACACGAGAACCTTTATCCGTGCATGATTTACAATAAGCACATCTCTTAACGACAGAATCAGCATGAGGAATCAAGCGAAGAATGTTATTTTCGAACGGTTCTTGTTGGAAGTCTCCATCAAGACCAGCAACAAAGACATATTTCTTCTTGTTGTACACCCAATCAAGCACTGTTTCATGAAGATCGTCGTAAAGATGTGCTTCATCGATTGCAATAAATTGGAATTTATCCACATCTACATCTCGGAGCAGAGTTGTCTTACAACGATGAATTATAGGTGAGAGCTTTGAGAATCCACTATGATGGGTAGTTACTGTATCGTCTGAAGATTCTACCTTTCTTTGATCCGATGTGTGGTTGATGTAGATACAGGAATCTCCAATATCAGCATATGTTGTGATCTTTAAGATTAAGAATGTAGATTTCATCGATGACATCGGTCCAAGAGTAAGATCTAAGTATCCACTATCTGGGAAGAGAATTACAGGATCCATTGCTTTTGGAAGACGATTCTTGGTTGGTATTTATTTAACATTCAAACAAGTTGATCAAGTGCTTATGAAACACAGGTTGCCGATGCAAAAATGCAAGCCGTCTTGAGCTGTACTCCAACCTTTACCCTTCGTGGTGTTGATCCTCTCCAGATTCTCCAGCAATATTTAGATGGTGACTTTACCAAGATTACCGATATTCCTTCCAAGGTTACTGCTGCCAAGTCTACAACTCTTATTACACAAGGATATGGTGCAGATGTAAATTCCGAAGTCTATGTTTATCGTGATAAGAACAACAATCAACAAACGATAGTTACTACCAATCACGATGCTTATTCTTGTGTAAGAGATGGGAAGGATTATCGACCAAAACGATGTCGTTGGTGTCGAAGAAAGTTCACCCAGGAACGAGATCCTGTTGGAATTCCAACTGCTTACTTGAAAGATCATGAGGGTAAATACATCTTCTACACAGATCAACCTAACTTTGATACTTTCGAATGTGCTCTTGCTTGTCTTCGAAGAACACAGAAGATAAGATTGTACAAGGATTCTCTCTATATGGACTCTGAGCAATTTCTCAAGCTATTCTGCAAGGTTGCTACTGGTGTTGATGATCTTCAAGAAGCAAAAGATTGGATTCTCTACCATAAGAATGGTGGTCATCTTACCGATAAGGAATACTTCCAAAATACCCATACTTATCGCCGTACTTCTAACATTGTTTGCCTTCCTATTAAGGTTGCTTATTCTCAACAATCTAGATAACGTCTATCGTGACTAATCGTAGCTAATCGTAGCTAATTTTGTACATCATCTGGTGTACAAAATCCTTTTCTATCTTACGTTGTATGTAACAATAATAGAAAATGGTTAAAATCGCCGTTGGGTGAAGGCATCAACGACAAAGTTTGCAAACTTCGTACACCACAAGATGTACAAAGTATCATAGAAACATCATGGAAAGACAAAATGTTAGCACTCATCTCACTCACAACACGCACTTTGTGGAATTACGTAAGATCCTATATATGGGCAGAGAAAGATACAGCAATTAAGAGCCCAAATGGAAAAGCAATCAAGATCGAATACGTCTATCTTGGAGAAAAGTACAGTTTGTGGGTTCCATTCTCAAGACAAAGACAATTCGAGATGTACGAAGAAACGCTTATCGCTGAAACTTCTACCGGATCCACATTTCAGATCAAACAACAGCCAGGAATCAACTACCTAGTAAGCGCTGATGATCTTGGAGTAAAATCCCTAATTTTAGCGACAGAAGACGCGCAACGAAAATTCGAAAAACTTTCTACTTGGGGGTAGAAAATGGGAGTATCAGCAGATATTAAGTGTTGTGACGATAAGAGATATAACGACTGTCCAATTACCGCAGAAGATATCCACAAGGTTCTTTTAACCGCTTACGATATCTTGACAGATTGCAAGCTGTGTTTCGATGAGAAGAACAAGAAGTTGCATTGCTTGGAGAAGAAGTATAGATGCTACATCGATACCATCTATCCATACAGCTTCAGATACTACAAGGATTGCTATGGATACGAATACTTCATCTTCATCGCAACCGTGAATAACTTCGCAATCGATATGGTCGTCTACTACGATCTTACCCAATGGACTGTCTTAAATACTGGTTCTTGCTACAGAACCAACAAGCATGGCGGATGCTCCAAGCTCCAATATGCTGTTGCAAAGAGACACGATGTTGTTGGCAAGGAGAAGGAAGCATACGACTTCAAGCTTAGACAAATCGAAAGAATCAAGGAGAACTGCGACTTCTGCTACAACAAGAATACCGTCATCGATTGGAGATGCAAGCCTAAGTGCGAGATCTTGGAACCTTGCGATAATACCAAATGCGATGAGAAGCTTCCAATTCTTGTTAAGATCAGAAATTGGAACTTATGCTGTGATGGTAAGCATGCTAAGTTGTATGTTGACAACTGTGAAGTTGCATGCTTGTACGATTGCAACTTAGTCATCGTTGACTTGCACGATTTCAAGAAGGGATGGCATAAGCTCAAGTTGAAGTTGTACGACGAGTGTGGTAAGGAGATCGGTGTTGGTTGCGAGAAGCACTTCTGCTTGAGAAAGCCAAAGAAGTGCGAAGAGAAGAAGGATAACTGCAACAAGTGCCACAAGAAGAAGGACAAGTGCGGATGCCACCATAAGAAGAAGTGCGATTCAAGCTCTTCTAGCTCATCATCAAGTTCTTCATCCAGCTCATGCTGTCCATCTTCTAGCTCATCAAGCTCTAGCTCATGTAGCTCTTCTTCAAGCTCATCAAGCTCTTGCCCATCTTCATCTAGCTCTTCTTCAAGTGCATACTACAACTTTGACAGCAGCTTCTCATGCTCTTCATCTTGCAGCTCATCAAGCTCATCTTCAAGCTCATGCTCTTCCAGCTCAAGCTCTAGCTCATGTCCATCCTCAAGCTCCAGCTCATCTAGCCCATCAAGCTCTAGCTCATCTTGCCCATCAAGCTCTAGCTCTTCTTCAAGCTGTCCATCATCCTCAAGCTCTAGCTCATGCAGCTCTTCATCCAGCTCAAGCTCATCTTGCCCATCCAGCTCATCTTCAAGCTCTGATTATATCTTGAAGTGCAAGAAGTACAAGGACAACTGCAACAAGTGCCACAAGAAGAAGTCCGATTGTGGATGCCACAAGAAGAACCATCATGGTAAGCACAGATATTATTAAACGTTAAACCTTTTGTGTGTTCGAACACACAAAAGAATTATGGGAATCTTGACAAAATGTCCTTCTCTACCATTCCTCGTGATGTCTTAATGTATGGTGTCTCTGAATACTCACCACTTGAAGATCTTTACATGTTATCTTTGGAAGATCCCAACTATCAGAGTGTTGTTATCGATGAAACAAACAAACGTACTCTTGAAGGAAGTATCGAACCTTTTGTTGTTGCTTCCAACCATCAAGATGAGAGTATGCTAAGATATGCTCTGAGAAATACTCCTCTTCAGCTTCAAGATATACTTCGAGATGTTGGTTGTATTCCTTGGTTAACAGCACAGATTATCGAACTTACGGGGAATAGAGATCTTCTTTTCCAATCTTGTGATCCATTGGAGCTACTTACCTTCCCTGAGATCTTATCTATCTATCTCCAAGATGTTGTTCGTGGTCATTACGTCTTGAATGGTGAGTATATCTTCATCGGTACAGTAAACATTATCTCCCATGCAAAGAACTTCGATGATATCTTGCGATACATTGTAAGTTACCGTGATCTTTATGGATTGTATCCTCCTTATGTTCTACAAGGGTTGTTTGTTCGTTGGTATCTTCCTCCAAACCTTGATGAATCAGAGCAACTTGGAAGATTACAAAATTACAATCGACAACGTATTGCAATCATGGATGTTCTTCGTAATATCGAGAAAGATCCTTCTTCATGGTTGAATCCTGATACAAAAGGTATCGATGTTCTTCAAGAGTTCTTCCAAGATCCCCAAGTTCGCGATGAACTTCGAGATATTCAACAGATAACGAGCAGTAGATAGCAACACCCAGCTACAATGGATGTTAAATCTTTCATCAGAGACCATTCTCTGATGATAGTTACGTTGATAAGATACAAATATCCTTCCAATAGACGACTTGTAAGTCGTTATTAAGCACGCCCAATATAGAAGATATCCAAAGAAGGATCAACAACACCCTGATATTGGTCAAGAGGACGATTAAGATTGGCTCGAGTGATATAACGACCATTCTCAACATCAACAGCTATTGTTTGTCCAGAAGGAAGAACAACATCCAAGCTAACATCATGGAATCTATTTTGGTCAACAATGTAGTTAAGAGATTCCTTTAATGTTGTTTGCGGAGGAAAGGTGTAGAGATTAGGAAGTCCAGTTGTCTGAAGACCAATCAAGACATCACCGTTGAGAACAAGATGAGAATACCATTGATACCATGAAAGATTAGAAGGTTTACGAAGAAAGTCAGGGTATCGACTAGCAACAAGGGTATTCCAAAAGTTCTCATCTTGGCATGCAGATCGATAACGTTGACTAGAAGATGTTGGAAAGCGGCATTCTGCTAAAATACGCACATCGTTCATTGCTCGAAGTTCCCACTCTGGAGTTTCGTACGATTCATATCGGAGTTGGTATGGAGATAGCATTTATAATGAGATAAATTTCGATAACTTTAATTGGAAAGACAAGTAAAGTTATGAGCACTACAACACACAGCAACATTGCAACTATCGCTAGCATCATCAAGAGAGATCCACACAATTGGGAAGTTATCGATCAAGAAGATAATTTACATCTTATCCATTATCCACAATCCGGAGATTGTCCGAAAGATGGATCTATTCGTGGTTGGGTTGTAGATACCGACAATGGAGTTGTATTGGCAAAATCTTACGGATATACTCCTGTAGCCACTCTTGATCAACTCACAGAAACAGAAGAAGGCATTGTAGTTACAGATGAACATCACAACACAATGGTGTATCCAAAAGGAGAATATGGACTTAAGATCGGTCATGAAGGTGCAATGATTCGCGTCTTCTACACTGGAGGCAAAGTGCATATTATCTCTCACAGAAGACTAACTATTTCAAGATCAAGATGGGGTTCAAGTCCTGTCTTCCAAGATATGGTTGCAGAGTGTACAAACAAAGCTCTGATGGAAGGTTTATTCGATCTTGAGAAGAAGGAATCTCCATATTGCCACAACTTCTTGCTTGTTCATCCTGATCTTCTCTGTTGTTCATTGGAAAGAGTAAACGATCCATATCTATTGTATCTTGGCAACTTCCAATCTTACACACGTGACAATTGTCCATTCTCAACAGATGATGTTGATTGGAATCTTGCACAGAGAGATACCGTTCCAGAGATTTCGTTATCGGAAGCCAATCTATTCCTAAAGAATGGATATGGTGAAGATAGATCGATGCTACAAGATCCAAGATTGGGTGCTGGAGAGTTCGTGATGATCTACAAACGTAACGAGGATGGACAAACAGACTTTATCAAGGTGCAATCACAAGCATATTCATGGAGAGCAACTATCAGAGACAACAATCCAAATCTTAAGCATCGATTCTACCAACTTGCCGAGCTTACATCAGAGCGCAACAAAGATAGATATCAAGAGCTATTTCCAAAGCTCACAGAGAAGCAACTTCAAGCAAGAAGATCCCTGATTGGATCGTTACCAATCCAGATCGACTCTAAGCCATATCGCAAACTTGTAAATATCTGGACTTGCTTGTGGTTATCTGTGACAGAATCGAAGAGATCAACAGTTGAAGATATTCAGAGAAACTACCTTCGATCTAAGAAGCAACTTGTTGAATGGTTGTGTACTCTTGAGAGATCAACGTGTGATAAAGAAGATTTGCCAGAGAGAATTCGCCAGATATTAACTCTTGCTCGATTCAAAGCTATCCAAGATCACCAAACGTCGCAATTTGTTGGTCCTTCGTTAGATGCAAGAGTTCGATCCAACATTAACAACCTTATTCGTAAAGAATATGGTGTGAGCTTGTATCGTCTTGTCAAAGCTCATGAGAGATTCGCTGAAGAGTTCCACTAACTTCTCCACTGTTCTCCAACACAATATACATCCACGATGGATGTATATTGCTTTAAATCAAAGGAAGATAGAGTTCCGATGGTTTTATCCTGATCTCTGTTCCATACATACTTGTCCATGGTTGATGAGATACTATCTTTCCAGAGTTGCTTCTGATGTTATCTATAGTTATCGATCCAACTACATATCCAATGAGAACAGGTGCTGTTGTTACTTGAAGAGCACCTTCAACTATCGATGATCCAAAAGACCAGCATAGTTGGTCCAGGGTTGCTTCTTGGTCTGTCTCTGAGATCTTCACAGGAACCTGATTTAAGCTGAAGATACCAACAAAGTTTCCTTCTTTGGACGTAATCTGGTATGTTGGGAAGTACTTCATCCATACTTCATCTGGAACAAAGCAATATCTTGAAGGTTCGAATAGAAACTCTTTCTTGGTTGTAACTTGCCTCACAATAACATCTCTTGATGGATCAAGAACTAGATTGCTAGTTGATCGATATCCAATCTTTGCAGCAACAGATGGATCTTTCACAATATACCAAGATTGCAGTTGAATTGCATTTGGACTTAGACGAAGATCGGTAGTATGGTATCCAAACCAAAGTTCATGTTGTTCTGCAACTTCGATAAGTTTATTGCGAAGAAGACGCACATTGCCTTGATTTCGAACTTCTGGATCTAAACATAGAAAGGTTGTACATCCGAACTTCTTCTTTGGTGTTGCTACTGGGACCGTAAAGATAGTTCCACAAAGTTTATCGTTGCTGGTTAATCCAATAGCAATAGCTCCCAAATCTCGAAAAGATACCAATCGATCAACCGAAAGATAGCTTATATTTCCAGTTGATGTAATGTTGGATCTTGAGATAAACATAGATATCTGGTGAAGCATGTCTATGTTGTTGAGATCAAGTACCACCGTTTCCATTCTTTATGGATAGAGAAGTATTTTCGTATGTGGTTATATCGGAAGAGCAAGTATCGCATCTTGAATTGCCAAATCTTGTGGACGAAACCATGACCAAAGAAGATATCCGGAAGAAAGATAGAAACCAAGAAAGAGCAACAAAGCAACGATGAAGTATTTCTTTCCATCAGGAATAGTACCAAGAACCAAGAATAGGATGAGAGATACAAAGATAGCACCAAGCAAAGATCTTCTCCAATCAACAACGGTGTGATTAAGATCAACACCGTACAAGATTTTGTTCTTGATATCTGTTGGTGTGTCTGTGTCGAATATTATGGGCATTGAATGTTGACATGGCTTTCCAAGGCAATTCTGCGATCTATCTTCACCCCAAAGACAGAAAATCACGATAGCGATCAACAGCCATATCCATAAAAAGTTGTACATTTTGACCACCACGATTTTCACAGAAAAAATCCCAAATAAGAAAGATGTATAACAACCAAGTAAGATTTGGACCAACTCCAACTATTACCCCTCGCACAACCATTAATCGTCAAGCAACTCCCTTTGTACCTCCTTTAAACACTCAGGGTACTAACATCTATAGTCGTCCTTTGCCTAATCTTGGACCAGTTGGTCCAGTTGGTGTTCAACAACGTCCAGTGGCAACCCAAACAAGAACTTTGTATCCAGGTGCAACATCGATGGCTGTTGGTGCTCCTATAAGACCTCTATCTCCAAGATCTGCTGCTGGTCAACGATCACCAAGAAGAAGAGCAGGCTGTGGTTGTGGTAAGTAACAGCTCAGCGTTATCAACAACAGGTACAGCAAAAGATATCAGAGTACGTACTCTGATATTTAATAGGATAGGATTTCTACCAACAAGTAAAATGTCTCAAGCTACTGCTCTTATTCAACTCACAATCAATGCAATTCAGAACAACGATTTGGAGGAGCTTAACTTGTATCTCAACAAGATGCCGATAGATACTCTAGAAGATCATGATTCGATATCTCTTCTAGATCGTTTGTTGATAGAAGCTACCGAATATCAACGCAAAGATACAATCCCAATCATCCTTGAAGCTTGGAACCAATACTATCCTTCACAGCTTGAGGGTGTATCTTTCTACACATTGTTATTTACATTCATGCCTATTATGGCTGAAACATTAGCGTTTGTAACTGTTTCTTTGGAGAATACAGCATTCTTGGATGTGCTTGATGAGCTTATTCCTCTTCCATCCGATGATAATCTTGTTCTTGCTGTTCAGAGAGCTCATCAAGTTTTTGGTACCCAATCGAAAGAAACATACGATGTTGCTTACCAAACAGCGACAGATAGAGGCAACGATGCAATAGCAAACTATCTTCGTCCATTTGTATATGCAAGTGCTGAATATGCAGAAGTTCCAGAGTGGGTAAGAAACTTCACAGAAGGCGAAGTACCACATGAGAAAGATGTTATTATCACAGAACCACCAAAAGGTACACCTGATTATAACCAGATATCGATAGATGATGCTATCGATCTTCTCACAGCAGGACTGGAAGAGACAGGAATTACCATTGAGAATATCGAAAAGTCCAAAGAGTTTATTCGAAGCTATTTAGCTGTCGCATCTCAAGATGAGAAACGACAACTTCTGGAACCTTATTTGGAGAAGAAGTATCTCTCCGAATTACAGGATGACCTTGAACTCTTCCGCGTACTGGGTCCAGCCAATCCTATCTATGATTCTGTTCTTGGACAAATGTCTCTTGGTGGTTGTCGAATGTTTACATGTTCTGTCTTTGATTATGATGAAGAGGATGATTCTTACGATGATTGGTTTATCGGCAATTGCGAATCGTGCTTAAAGAGAATTCGCAACAGATGGCATGCTATTCGAATGCCAAGACCAGCAGGAGGTTGGGTAGGATGCTATTGTTCTTTCGAATGTCTTCGAGATGGTATCTCAGAGGAAGAATCCCAAATTGGCAAAGCTCTTCCAGCTATTCGTATCATGGTGGATAACCTCGAACCACAATTTATGGCAAATGGAATTCAGGATCGCATTGTTGATTCTAACGACCAATGTTCTATTCAAGGTGTATGTTACGATGATCCTGCCAATCGTCCTGGATCTGGTCTTGAACAAGGTTACCAATATCTGTAACTGTACACATTGTTATCCACAAATGGATAACAATGTTTGGATACTATCTTCGAAGTTTCTTAATTTGCCCATTCGCGATTAAGAATCCATGAATCTTCTTCTTGTATTCGCGAACGATAAACGAAGACAGGACAGGCAAAGACTCTCTTCCCTTGAATCCAAGATAGTTCATTAGCTGATTAATAACAAAACCGTGAGTAACTACCCATATCACGGTTTTAGTTCTATCAAAGTCTCTCATCGTGTCATTGTGAATTCTTACTCGATGTTCGAATTCTGGAAGTCTTTCTGGATGTGGTGGATTGTGGATTGCTGTTTCTTCATGAATATCTAATGTAGAATTCGAGTGATTACCCAGATATTCGGATATTCTAGGATCGCACTTGATTGGAACTTTGGATGCAAGTTGCGAATTCAACAACAGTGCTGTTTGTCTGCATCGATAGTATGGTGAGCATATAATTAGAGAAGGCGGTCCGTAGAGAGCACACAGACTTCTTCCATATTTGCATATCTCATCGGGTGCTTCTTGTGTAATCGAAGGGTCATGGGCAAAGGTCTCTGATCTACCATTGCGATACATTTTTTTCGCATGTCGAATGTAAATCCGCATTTGTCTTAAATCTTTGGTATCTTCCAAGATAGGATTCAAAGAATTTCGCAAAAAATTCTTCGGGGTTCAGAAAAAGATGTCAAACTACAACGCACAGAGAATGGTTGAGAACTATCTTGGTAACTACACCGATCAGCAAATTGGTGAATGGGTAAGAAACAATGCACCAGCAGCAATTGGCATGAGAGCAGCAGAGCAAAGAAGACATGCTGCTAACATCTTATCAAATGCAGGTTACACTGTTGGTGCACAAGGACTTCAAAAGAGAGGAGGTGGTGCTTTATCCCCAAGAGCTAACTTCGGAACCAGATCTCCAAGATCATCTGGATACGCAGCAAGAACCAACTATGCTTCAAGATCTGGATCTACTTCTCCAAGAGGTTATGCTTCAAGATCTGGATCTACTTCTCCAAGAGGTTATGCAGCAAGAACCAACTATGCATCAAGATCAGGATCTGGATATTCAAGCAACTTAGGAGCAAGATCTCCAAGAAGAAGAAACGTTGCAGAAGAACCAACCGGACCAGAAGATTGCCCAATGGGAACTACCTTTGTCCACTCTACTACCGTAAGTCCAACCATGACTGCATACGGTCCAAGAGCAGGATCAGAACGTGCTGCATATTGCAGAAACTTACCAGTTGGTAACGAATGGTCCCAAGAAGTTGGACAATATGCAAGAGATAATAACATTCCAGCTAATGTAGCTGCACATGAACTCTCTTTGCAAAGACAGGGAAACTACTAGATACCGCTAATTATGCATCTCAACAGATGAACACAGATGCATACCTTGGCGGTCATAACCAAACAGCAAGCTTCGGAGGAGCAAACATTGGTTCTTATGGAACAGGACTTGCTGGAAGAGGCAATACGGCACTTGGTATATACAACGTTAACGTCTAACTGTAAAGTTATGAGAGAGCATTCTCTCATGACTCATCCTTATCTTGGTGGAGAAATAGCCAATGATCTCTGAAGATATCATACGATATTGCATTTTGCCATTTGTTGCTGTTGATGACTTGTTGTCCTTTCCCAGATTCATGCTTGTTGAAGCTCAACGAAGAATCGATATTGGAGATCTTGACATCTTACATACTCTCAACAAAGAACATCATCCAATCGTTGATCATCTAACATTGGATGTTAGATGTATTCCGTTCGTTGTTGAGAACAAACTTTGCTTTGTTCTTCATCGTTTGTTGATCTCTATCCGATGTTCGATATCGGATCTTGTTGAATGTTGTGTTGGATCTATTAACACAGCATCTGTTGGATGTTTGGGAGATATCATGTTGGAAGATATGGATCTTTGTCAACATATGTTGGAATATCTTCACCACAAGATACATTGTCGATCTATTGTAGTAAACTTTACAATGGAGTTTCTCATCGTTGATCTGTGGATGAAGACCCAAAATCGAGATAAAGTTACAAAACTGCTTAACGTTCACCATGGCAAGATATCGTCCGATGAGGCTTTGCGAATTATTCAAAGCATTGTGTGGGTTCCTATCGCTGATGTTTCCCAATTTTTCGAATATCTTGTTATTGTATCTCCAAGCTTTGATGTTGAGACGATACAACCTTTGATTCGTAAGTCTGACTTTGATCCTGATGATGTTGACCAATTCCTTGACTATTATCGTGATTGGGAGGAGTTCTTTGTTGCTCTCCTTTCCGAGTAATGGGATCGTCTAATCGATTGCTGATTACAACTCATGACAACGTTGTCATGAGTTAGATGTAGATTGTTATTGTGGAAGAACGAACATTCTCATCTTGAGATATCTTCCAGGTGAACGTTGTTAAGCTATCTCAGGTTGTGTCAAAGTTTGCCTCTTCCAACAGAAGATCGAAGGATACATCCGAACTTTTGAACTTAATGTTGAACAACAACATATGTTACATTCTCATGGTGAAGAGGAGGGTAATTTACAACTTTATCTTAATTTTGGAGACTATCTTCTGTTGGGAAGAGACAAAGTTTGCTACTTAACATCGATCCAACATCGATACTTTGATAAAATACACATGTGGATAGCATGTGTATTTCTTATCTTCATCCAATGAACACCAACTTGTTACGATGAAGTTTAGCAAAAGTTCGACGGAAGATAGCATCGAAAATCAAGATAAAGTTGCAAATTATCCTCTGCTTGACGATGAGAATATAGCACATCTTGATGATCGTTGACATCGATAGATGCTTTCTTGTGTACTTACACGAGAAAGTTGGGAACTTTGTATTTGTCGATAGATACAACTTCCACCAACCAACTCACGGTAAAGGCTGTATCGGATTATCTCAAGATGTCCAAATGTCCATCCAATCTATCGCTGATCCACTTACATACATCATGAGCTCGTATGCAGATTTACGATCTTTGTATCTTCTACGAGAGATACCAACATTGCTTCGAGAAACAAAGAAACGTCTCGAAGAATCCAGTATCGAACCATTCTTGGTAGCACAAGAATTCCACGATCTAGACATGGTTCAATGGATAATTCGAACAACAGGCATGGATGCAGAACAACTTGTAGATCTAGCATTCGAAGAAGATCTCCCAATCATCGTTGAAATCCCAGAAGTTCAAGAAATTATCAGAGATGGATATCTTAACCAGAAAGATGTCGATACTCTAATCCGATGGACCGTTGAATATCCTCCACTTACCCGGATTGGATACGATCTTCTGTCTAAGCTTGAGCAAAGAGCAAAGTTGGTAGAGAAGGTGGATCTCAGAAGCTTCATCCAACTTCTATCGGAAGATCAAGCTATAGATCTTCTGCGATTCTATCTTTTAACATCAACAGCATTTGCAAAGTATGGAAGAGAGGGATACACTACCGTATCTTCTTTGGCAAAATACATCTTGAAAGATCCATCTTTGCTTGTGGATCTGTTGAACAACCCTAATATCCGAAAGATAGTTGCAAGCTTTACCGATCCTCTGATTCAACCTCGTGTTCTTTTGCAAATCCTTCGTGATTCTGAGACTCGTTCTCTTCTTGCTGATCTTCTTGGTGTTCAACTGCAATAGATACATCTTGGATCTTCCATCTTGGATCTTCCATCTTGGATCTTCCATCTTGGATCTTCCATCTTGGATCTTCCATCTTGGATCTTCCATCTTGGATCTTCCATCTTGGATCTTCCATCTTGGATCGTTGGTATCTATGTCAAGATGTTATCTGTCAAGATGTTATCTGTCAAGATGTTATCTGTCAAGATGTTATCTGTCAAGATAGAAGATGTTTGGGGTCGATGATTTTCTCTGGGGATTTAAACATGATCTCCAGAGATGTTCTAAGCTACATTGGAAGCTATCTTCCATTCGAGCAACTTTATGTTCAAGAAAGGTTCAACAGATACTATCTAGAACAACAAGCAATCGAAAGATATCAACGAACACAAGATAGAACGATGAACTTAAAATCGGTGTTGAATACAATGGAAGACAACATTACGAATATC